TCATACTGCTTTTTTACCAACAATGATCCACTCTTTACCGCGGTCATCATTGTATCTGTCAGTCATTTTCATTGTTTTGTGGCCCAATAGTTTCTGGGTGTCTATCCCTTGCTCACGATACAAGCGCTCGGAAAGAGATCTCTGTTCATGGAAAGTCGGAGCTGTTCCCTCTTCCCAGGTTAGACCGCTTTTATCCCGTGCTTTCTTGAACGTTGAAGTAAGTGTCTTGGCTGACACTTGGTCACCACGACTAGCCTGTGAGGTGCTATGGCGAAAATGAACAAGGTATTTACTCACCACAGCATCTCTACATTTTGAAATAACATCACTCAGAGTAATATTTAACGCTTCATTTCTGAGAGAAAGGGGAATGGCTAATCGGGTTCCTGTTTTCTCCTGCTCAATATGCAGCATATCATCCCATACATCCGAAAACTTCATATTGCAAATATCTCCGAGGCGTTGCCCTGTTACAATGGCAAGCAACATTCCACATTGTAAATAAGGTTGTTGTTGTTCGGCGGATGTATAAATAGCCTTCCATTCCTCCAGAGATAGCCTTTGTCTGCTTATCTTGTTTCGTGGCTGTTTCGTTGCTTGGGCAGGGTTGTATCCTGGCGGAACGTGACCAGCATGTTGAGCCTCCTTAAAAACATCTATTAGTACCATGCGTACAACTTGAGCCATCCTGTTATGACCCTCTGCCTTAACAGCATCTGTTATTTCGGAAATATCAAGTGCTGTTATATCTTTTAGATATTGCATTCCACAATGTTCCCGAAAAAGACGGATTGGTTTAGCTTTCTGTCGAAAAGAGTTTGGGCGCAGCTCGTTGTGTTTCAATCTTTCCTCCTGCACCAATTCATATTTGTCGAGCCATGAAGAAACTGTAATATCTGTGCGGTTTCCTTTCATGCGAGCTAGGCGCTCGTTAATACCAAGGATCTGCCTGGTGCGCTGCTCTGCAATAATAGTATTTGCTTCACTTGCCACCTGCTTAGCTTCAGCTTCGTCCGTGCCGAGGCTGTGAAAACGACCAGATATTGGGTGTTTGTATTGCCAGTAAACCTTTCCGGTACGTTTATCAAGTTTGCAATATAGGTTTGGAATAGTGATTTTATGGGTACGCGGTCTAGCTGCCATCGCTAATTATCCGTCTCAGTTTTGGGTTAACATTTATTGGAAGTTGAGGTTCAGCAACTACACCTATAAAACGAGCTTCTTTGTCAACCATCCAGCGCCGTCCGACTCTCATCGGTGGTGGCGCTATCATCTGACCTTTAGCGTATTTTTTTAATACTCGCTCGCTAGGGGCTTCACTGCCGAATTCATCTTTCGCCCATTCGAGTAAAGAGACCATACGTGACATTTCTTCTCCACATACCGGCTGCACCCGGTTATCGAACGTTATAAGCACATGACGAGCAACCACCACGAATCCCGTCATTACATCTTCTGCATAGCTGGTGGTCTCGATCATCCTTATCTGTTTCGTACATCTTCAGTTTGGCAATCACCGTTTTAGATTCTGGGAGAATCTGTTTGCGAAGGTTTGCAACTTCATCGGCTAATTCCATAAGACGGCAATGAAGGTCCTTTGCTTCATCCTTATACCAGGCTAAATCATCCCGCATACGCCTCCATCGCCGGCTCTTTAATTTACTTGGCATCAGTCATCATCCTCATCATCGTCGTCATCGCAGGATGCGAGCAATGGATTCATTCGCCGCCCTACCTGGCAGGCGTACCCGCGGCGACCGAGGTTGTGTAGCACGCTGTAGATTTCGAACATTTCGGTTCGCTCATCACCAATATCAAGCTCACAGGCCAGCGCGTGGCATTCAGTAGCGAGCTCCGATATCTTCTGAAGCAATTCGACTTTATTCACCTTTCACCTCCTGCGGGGCGGCTGCGAGCATGGCTGCGCGGCAGGCGTTCCAGCCATCGCAATAGCAATCTCGATGAGTTTTTAAGCGCCCAACTTCATAAGGCACGTCTTCGTACATTTTCACATCAGGGACAGAAACGTTTTGCTTTTGCCGTTGCCTTTCAGTTGCTGCTTTCCACGCAGATTCAGCCATCACACCCAGCATTTGCTTAGCCGCTGTGGTGTATTGGTTGTGCTGATAATTCTCAGCCCATTCCCTCCCAAACCGCGAATAGAAATTATCGTCGGCATCAACTACCGGCGCTGGCTGCGCCTGAAGAAGCGATTTCAGCGCTGCCCTCGGCATTGCCGACCAGGCAAGAAATACGTCAGGCCTGTCGATATCCTCGGTAGGGAGAGTGTTTTCGATTTCGTCCAGCGCATCACTTAGCTTCTGAAATGCGTCGTCTGGAACAACATGGCAATCTTCCCCGTCAACATCTTGCTGACAACTATCATCGGCGAGTTCGAATGCGGCCCCGCAAACGTTTAGAAGCATTTCAATAACGCGACGGTGTTCTGCTGTTACGCAATTCTCCGGCACTACCGGCGCTGGCTGCGCGGCATATACAGCCATGGTGCAAGCCTTATTGAAATCTCTTCTTGCCAGGATATGCGGATAACCGGCATTAAAGTCTGATTTGCTGATGTACGCCACCGGCTCGCTGTCCATTGCGGCCAGCGCCATGCGCGCCAATTCTTCAATTTCAGCGTGAGACGGCGGCAGTGTCATTGCACGATGAAAGTTAGCGATTAGCTCAATGCGCTCTCTGGTTAATTTGCTGGTCATTGGTTGGCTCCTGGCTTATTGATGCGCGATGTTATATTCCGACCGCAGTCGCAGCAGTAGAACGCTTTTCCGCCGCGAATGCCGCTGGTGTGCTGCCCCTCAAGGAATGAACCATCCCAAGCATAAAACTGTTTGTAATCCACAACCTCTTTCGTGTGGAATCCATTCTCACCGCCGCAGTGCGGGCATGATTTCGGGTTTTCTATAGCCATCACTCAGCTTCCACCTTGATGCCAGCCGTATGAGCCGCCAGGCATTTATTGAACCCGTCGTTGTTATTAGCCAGCCCAAGATTCCAGCCAGCAGTTAAGCCAGCTCTGTAGGCGCTCTCCTGCAGGTTTTCTACATTGACGGCGCGGGACTCGTCATCCAGCGGTGGCAGATCTGGAGTGTTCACGCCAAACAGCGCCGCCAGCGCTCGATAGTTCTGCTCGCTGTGATAGCGACCTTTGCAGCGGACCAGTTTCTCGGCTGCTGCGTTGATGGTCTGCGCCTTCTCCAGCGCCTCTACCAGCGCGAGGATGTTGGCAGGGTTAGCCAGGGCGATGTATTTTGCGTCTTCCTCACGCCAAATGCTCTGGCGGGCAAACCCCCACCAAACTACAGCCTCAGCTAGAAATTCTTTATCGCTGGTATCAATGCCGTAGTTGCCGTCTTCACATGGCTTGTCATGTACATACCACGGACCCGGAGTCGCTTTCTCTGCAGCAGCCTTCATACGCTGCGCCAGTTCGGTGATATCAGTTGTCATGCTGCACGCTCCGCCTTCTGCTTGTTGTATACGGCCCAGCTCAGGGCATCGAGTTTGCGCTGACCGGCTTTGTCGAAGAGGTGAATGCCGTTTTTGCAGGCGTGCTCGGCCTTCACCTGCTCTTCCAGTTGAGCCAGTTGCTCATAGGTGAGCGTTGCCAGCTTCAGGCGGTTCCAGCCGAAGCTAGGGATTCGGTTTGTCATTCTGATGCTCCCTTGCGCAGCGAGTCTGCCAGCCACTGCAAATTCATGATCTGCACGCCGATATTGATGAACTTCTTCTCCAGGTGAGCGATGGCCTTCTCAACTCCGCGCGCCTCGGTCTCTGCAACAATGCGATCGGTGGCGGGGATATCTTTCAGCGCATAACAAACATCGTCAGTGCTGCACGGATCATCCTTTCCGCAAACCTCGCAGAAGTGAACCGAATGACTATGGTCTATAATGGCGTTCTTCAGCGCCATATTCTCCGCCGCCAGTAGCCGTACCTTTTCACGCAAACCATCAGCGCAGTTATGGTTACCGTTTTTACCGCGATGCCATGAAAAGCCGCAATCACAGTGAAACACGTTCCCGATCTCTTTTATGTTCATGCTGTCCACCATTCAATAAACATGCAGATACCAACGGTTACTACGGCAATCAGCACCCAGCAGATCACATCGAACAAGGCGGCGAACCGACGTAGGGTGTATTTGCTGTAATTCTCAGGATCAATATTCATACCGCCTCCCCAAGTACCCAACGAAGTGCGCTTGCATACTCACCCTCGGCTGATTCCAGGGCTTTGATGATTTCTTTGCGGGTTTTCAGGCGCGGCTTTGCCTCTCCGAGGATCTGACGCTGACGCCGGGCTTTTTCATGGCCGGTTGTGCCAGCAGTTGCCGCTTCTATTTCAGAGACCTTCTCCCGCTGCTCTTCGGGTTTAAGAGATGCCAGCTGACGCGCCTGGGTAACGGTAACTGTGCCTGCCTCCACCGCTTCCCTGACGGCCTGGGTGGCATCGAGAAGGGAGAGCGTTGCTCGAACGGTCTGAACGCTGCAGCCAAACAACACCGCAATGTCGTCCTCATCGAGCCCGCGGTCGAGCGCATCTGACATTTTTTTAGCCCGGCCAAGCGGCGTATCAGGTCGGCGAATTTCGTTTTCGCTTACCATGTATTTAGCCATCTGATTTGCTGATCCGCGCTTAACGACCCCAGGAACAAGCAGTGGGGCTTTGCCCTCTTTCAAAAGAAGCTTATTTGCCTCCAGGGTATGTTTTACGCGCTGACGGCCTACAACTACGCAGGTGAGCCCCGTTTCAGGGTCTTTCCAGACGATGATAGGTTCCAGTACACCCAGCTCTTTGATGTTCAGAACCATTCCTTCGTCGATAGGAAGGTGGACCCGTTCATCGTAAAGCGGGTGTGTTTTGTCGGTAACCAGATGCAGGCTTTCAGGCTCGAACGTTAAAACGTTCGTTTTGCCGCTGGCGCCGTATACAACCTTTGAGTCTTTAGCCATCAGAGAGCCTCCACGTTACGGAAGCTGGTGGGGCAAATTGCTTTCAAGTCGCGCATTGCTTCGAGGACATGCAGATTTGTGCGCTTCTTGGTGTGTCGCTCGGTCAGACGATCACACTCTTTCGCCCAGGATTTGACCTCTGCGAGAAGGGCGTCACGTTCGGTGCGCGTCTGGCGCAGAGCTACATTTGAAACATCGAGGACGGTAGCCAGTTCCTTGATGATTGCTGCCTGTTCTGGTGGCATAGTCTTGGCTATTTCATACGCCTGTTTAATCAGTTGATTTGCTGTCTTAGCCATCTTTTGTTCTCCATCTGACGCGCTGCAACGCGTAAATTTAGGGTGCAGCAACCCAACCCATGAGAATGGGTGAATAGCTGGTTAAAATTTCTTGCTGATGGGGGACCGCCACTGCAATGGCGGTACGTTAGTTCTCCACACAACGAAAAGAGCACTGATACGATTAGCTATTGCGTTCGGATCGGCTTACGGCTTGTGTGTTTGCCCGTTCACCGCCAATGCGCTCATCTGTTATGTCCCGGACTCTTCCCGGGCGTCACACCTTTTCGCCGCGCTGGTGGGGCGCACGTCGTGCCTGAAACACTTAGCTTGCACATGGCGCCGCCAAGATGACATAGTCCATCAGACTCACTTGATATTAGGTTTTGCCTAACGATATGTCAATAGGCTTAGCCTAATGTTTGTCGGCGGTCAAAAAAAATCCCGCATAAGCGGGATTTATGTGAAATAAAGCTAGTGTTTTTATGATTATGGACGACGCTTTCTGAAATTCTCATCATTCTGTACATATTGTAAAGAATCAAGGATTAAACCTGAAATCCTTAATACATCCTCGGGATGTTCAATGAAAATACGATTGTTATCATGTTCAAGTCCGGCTCTTTTAATTTCATTACCTGTTATTTCATTGATATCAATTGGTAACTGTATGTTTGAGCGGTTCTTCTTGTCATAATAGCGAACCAGCCAGCGGTTTGTTTTTCCTTGGAAAAGAATAGAGTAATATGACTCTGTGTCTTTGGCTTGAAGTTCGTATGCAGGACCTATAATAGAACAGATTTTTTCAAATAAAATTCTTTCATTATAGGTTGTTACTATGTTGGGATTCTCTGCATCGACAATATCTGCGCGCTCATCAATTACATTATTTTCAGTTACATCAGCAGGGGATTCTAATTCAGGAATAGATGTTCTTGATGAAAGACCAGAAACAACCATTTCACTTACTGACCTCTCTACGGCCTGCCTCACCAATGGAGTTATTGTTTCTATAAATCTTTGATTTAATTGACGACCAATGTTTGCTCGTCCTGCAACATATCTAACAAATTCATGATCTACTTCCCGAAGGCTTGTACTCACAACTTTAACAAATGCAGAAATATATACACTCTCTTCTGCAAGTGTTCTTAAGGCCTCTGGTTTGAATTTGTCATGCCGGAATCTAAATAATTGCTCAGCATCAGAATCTTTAATGTCATCCATCATGATTCGTAAAAATGGCGTTGAATCCATTATGTTTTTCTCATTGAGATCCGTAAAAAAACGCCATTCAATGCCATTAGTAATTGCTGATATTGTCACCTCAGGAGTAGAATTAAAATACCTAGATAATTGAGGGCAATGGTTGTCCATTTTTTCTTTACAACCTTTGGCCTCAATAAACATAACGGGAACACCTTGGCAGAATAGAGCATAATCTACACGCTCACCCACTTTCACACCAGGGAAGTCCGCACCATATTCAGCTTTGACTTTTTGCGGATCATATGCGTTAAAGCCTAGGATGTCCAAGAAAGGAAGTATCAAAGCCTGCTTGGTTGTCTCTTCCGTTGTGCAGTGTTCTCTAACATTTTTAACATGTTCAATGTGATTTTTAAGACGTACTTTGAAGTTTTCCATGCATCCTCCATGCAAAGTGAAAACCTGCTGTTAAATCAAAGCAAGTCACAATCCCCGGATGGGCTTCATACAAGCCAATCCCCCACAGGGATTGAGTTATGCAAGTGAATCAATCTCAGAGCTTTTAACATGTATGGAGCTTAGAGATATTGTCCGTTAGACCATATAAGCTTAAGCTCTGGCTTTCGTTTGTTTTTTTCCATCTTCCTCCTGCTCTGCCCATCTCCTTATCTTCATCTCTAGTGAGTCTAAATATGCTTTAGCGTCGCTATCTACCCAGCCAGGTATACGCTGTCCTTGCTCTAAGAGGACAAAATCAATGATAGCCTTTTTCTCTCTCGAAGCCTTATTATAGAGTTCGTCAATAGAACCATTTTTAACTATGGGATCTGTTGCGGGCTCACATGTATCAGTTAGCGGGTATCCTTTTAGTCCCCAGTGCTCGGGGCCCACAACATCAGAAAAGTAGTTCCAAAGCTCTGGTAGCTTCTCTTTCGATATGGAGCCTTTATTGATCCAGTCATGGATTGATGGGGGTTTTATTTTGAAATGACGTGCGATTTCCGCCTTACTCTTGGCAGAACCTATTGAAAGCTTCTTGTCTATGGCCTGCTCGATCGCTCGGCCCAATTCTTTACCACTAAGCATTGCCTAATAATCCTCATAACCTTTAGCTTAGGCAATTCCTATTGATTGTTTATTAGGCTTAGCCTAATATCTGCTTGTGTGGAAATCATAGGAATCCGTTTATGAGAAGTAGCCTTGAAGCAATCAGTGAAGCCTGCCGCATTGTTGGGGGACAAGCCGCTTTGTCAAGGAATCTAGGCATCTCATCACCAACAGTGAATCAATGGACAACGGGCATTAGGCAAATACCTGCGGAACGATGCCCTGAGATTGAGAAAGCTACTGGTGGTGCTGTCACCTGCGAAGAGCTTCGTCCTGACATTGACTGGGCCTATTTAAGAGGTACAGCAATGCGAAAGCTTAATGTCACTGCATCAAATTTGTAACTACCACCCGAGTTTGAAAGGAGTAGGTATGAACCTCAAAGAAGTCGTGAAATCTATGTGCAAAGCATATCCAGGTGGGCGCGAAGCAATGGCTGGCGCACTGGGAATGACGGTGACGCAGTTTAACAACAACCTTTACGAGAAAAACGGCTGTCGTTTCTTCGAAGTCAGCGAGCTGGAAGCGATGGAAGACATTTCCAACACGTCGTTACTGGCTGACTACTTCGCTCGCCGTCGTGGTGCTCTGCTGGTGGATGTTCCGCACCTGGAAGAACTGGACCGCGTTGACTTGTTTAGCCGGGCAATGCGCACCTCTGCCGCCAGGGGGCAGGTTGATCAGATTATCGAACAGGCGCTTGAAGATGGCGTTATTGAAAGGCATGAGGCCGAAGGAATCATGGTGCATCACCGCCGCCACCTGGCAGCTCGGGAAGAAGAGATTGCCGCAATCATCACGCTTTTTTCACGCAAAAAGAAGTGACGCCAGCGAGTTGCAGCTCCTGGCGTCGTGGCGTGTCGTTATCAGTGGAGATTACTAACGCATGAACAGTTTATCAACACAATACCGCAGGTCGCAACTTGTAGCGCGGCCAGTTCCTGGTGGAGCAGGGCCTGTGCAGTTCGTGTATGGGGTAAGAGTACCAGGCGGGTTCGAGCCTGTCTGCTACCAGTTTGCTCAGTGGGTGGTAGGGGACTTTAACGGCCAGGCGGAGAAAGTATGCGAGAGCTCAACCGATGGTTCAGAGATCACTACGGTGTCCCGGTCAGGGTCATACGCTGGGAGCCCCAGACACAGCGCGTTATATACCTGCGTGAAGGGTACGAGCATGAATGCTTTAGCCCCCTCGAGCAATTCAGACGTAAATTCAGAGAAATAAAGGACGATCATGAGCACTAAATTAACAGGATACGTCTGGGATGCTTGTGCATCTTCGGGGATGAAGCTATCCAGCGTGGCAATCATGGCGCGCCTGGCTGACTTCAGCAACGATGAGGGTGTTTGCTGGCCTTCTATTGCGACCATATCCCGTCAGATTGGCGCTGGTGAAAGTACTGTCAGAACGGCGATAGCTGCACTTGAGAAAGAGGGGTGGCTCACTCGTACGCAGCGCCGCAACGGCAACCGTAATGCATCGAACGTCTACCAGCTCAACGTTTCCAAACTACAGAAAGCGGCATTTTCTCACCTGTCAGTTTCTGACACATCAAAATCTGACGCGTCAAAATCTGATGCGTCAAAAATTGACCCCTCAAAATTTGATGCGTCGGAATCCATCAAAAAAACCGGTTTTGACCCGTCAGAATCTGGTGGGGATCCGTCAGTAAAATCAACTACTGATCCATCAGATATAAATCCTTCTTGTCCGGACGCTTCGCAACCGGACGAACAGGGCTCTGCTGATGAATTTCTGTCACGACATCCTGAGGCGGTGGTGTACAGCGCTGCAAAGCGGCAGTGGGGCAGCCAGGACGATTTAACCTGCGCCGAGTTCATTTGGGGAAAAATTATCAGCATGTACGAACTGGCGGCTGAAAGTGATGGTGAGGTAGTTCGCCCTAAAGAACCAAACTGGACCGCATGGGCGAATGAGGTTCGCCTGATGGTGATGCAGGACGGGAGAACCCATAAACAAATTTGCTCACTTTTTAAGCGCGCCAACAAAGATTCGTTCTGGTGTAAAAACGTACTCAGCCCGTCGAAGCTTCGGGAAAAATGGGATGAGCTGTCGTTAAAACTATCTGCTCCACTCAATAGCTCCCGCCAGGAGTCGTCCATTTCGCGAGCCAGCTTCGAGGGGGTTGATTACTCATTGCCAGAAAACTCGGGGTTCCGCACATGAGCAAGCCATTTCTCAAATGGGCTGGTGGAAAGTATACCCAGCTGGCTGACCTGTTCGTGCATATCCCGGCAGGGAAACGCCTGATAGAGCCATTCGTTGGTGGTGGGTCGGTATTCCTGAACAGCGAAAAGCACGCAGATTACCTGCTGGCGGACGTTAACCCGGACCTGATTAATCTGTATCAGATGTTAGCGGTGGTGCCGGATGAAGTGGAATTAAAGGCCCGCTGGATGTTCGAGCACATGCGGTCACCAGATGGCTATGAGCTGATCCGTTCCGAGTTCAACGCACAGACGCTGGATGCTACTGAACGCGCAGCTGCATTCCTGTATCTCAACCGGCATTGCTTCAATGGCCTGATGCGCTACAACCAGGCGAATAAGTTCAATGTGGGCTGGGGAGGCTACAAGGCGCCGTATTACCCGATGGATGAGATGAAAGCCTTTGCGGCTATGGCGCATAACTGCGTATTCATGACCGCTGACTATCGCCGGACAATCAGCCTGGCCGGGAAAGGGGATGTGGTTTACTGCGATCCGCCTTACGAACCGATGCCGGGAACAACCGGATTCACTGCCTACGCCGCTGGTGGTTTTAGCTGGGAGAACCAGGTAGACCTGGCGAAGCAATGTGTATCTGCCTTTCACCGTGGGGCTCGGGTAGTCATTTCTAACTCATCCGCACCGAAGGTTCTCGACCTGTACCGGGAGCATGGTTTTAACCTGCAATTCATCAACGCGCGCCGTTCGATCTCCTGCAAAAGCAGTACGCGGGAAGTCGCAAAAGACGTTGTAGCGATCCTTTAAGGGGGTTAAATGAAACTGACTTTACCATTTCCACCGAGCGTAAATAGTTACTGGCGCGCCCCGAGCAAGGGACCGCTGAAAGGCAGGCATCTGGTCAGCGAGACAGGGCGCAAGTTCCAGCAGGCAGCGAGAGCGGCGATTATTGAGCAACTGCGGGCCGTTCCCCGGCCATCCTCTGATCTGGCCGAGGTTCACATTGTGTTGTATCCGCCGGATGAACGCCGTCGGGATATCGATAACTACAACAAAGCGCTGTTCGATGCCCTGACCCTAACAGGCGTCTGGGAAGACGACAGTCAGGTTAAGCGTATGCTGGTGGAGTGGGGGAACATCGTGAAGAAAGGGAAAGTAGAAATCACCATCCGACGTTTTCGTTCTGCTGCCTGACGTGGAGATGATATGAGAGCACTACTAACCCCTGAGATTGCCCCACGCATGGGCGTTGTTCTTCTTCGCCCAGGTGCTGATCTCATGCCGATGTTCAGGAGAGGGCGGGTACTGATTGAGCCTGCACCGGAAAAATACAGCGACTACGCAACCGGCGCTATCCCTCCCGCCACGCAGCCACTGGCAGAAGACCCGGTTTTGAAGCCAGTCTTCGAAAACAAAGACGTCATTCTGCGCGCGGGTGGTATCAGCTCGCTGGAGGCCGAGCTGGAGCGTCGTTTTGAATGCCAGTATCCGCACGGCTCGTGGCACAGCGAAAATTTTACGCTGTTCCGACATGAGCCTGGCAGCATCCGCCTTTGCTGGGCCTGCGATAACCTGGTACGTGATCAGTACACAGAGACGCTGGCAGGCATTGCGCGTGAGAACCTGGTATCCTGGCTGATAACGGTCATCCGCTCACAGCTGGGGTTCAACGAAGACCATCAACTGACGATCCCAGAGCTGTGCTGGTGGCTGGTGATAAACAATCTGGCGCACGTAATCCCTGAATCGCTGGCCCGTAAAGCCCTGCGATTGCCGGAAATAAAGCATCAACCAGTGATGAAGGAGAGCGATATTGTGCCGGAGCCAGCGGCGAGCGAAGTGGTGCAGAAAAAGATTCTCGGTCTTCGCGTAGATCCTGAAACGCCGGAATCATTCATGCTGCGACCAAAGCGCCGCCGCTGGGTAAACGAGAGCTGGACGCGCTGGGTTAAGTCTCAGTCGTGTGTCTGCTGTAACAAACCAGCAGATGATCCCCATCACCTGATAGGCCACGGACAAGGTGGAATGGGAACAAAAGCGCATGACCTGTTTGTGTTGCCGCTTTGCAGAGCGCATCACGACGAGTTGCACGCTGACACCGTGGCATTTGAGGAGAAGCACGGCTCACAGCTGGAGCTGCTGTTTCGATTTCTGGATCGTTCGCTGGCAATTGGCGTGCTGGCATAGTGGAGAACGCATAATGATTAACCCGTCCGAGGTTGGAAAAGCTGGTGAAATGGTCAGGCTGAAAACGCTTGAGGCCATCTGGATTCAAGGGAAGCTGCGCATGTGGGGCCGCTGGTCCTACATCGGCGGCGGTAGTGGTGGAAATATGTTCAATCAGCTGTTGGCGTCAGGGAAGATAACGAAGACCGCTATAAACGATGCTTTGCGCCGTATGAAAAAATCAGGCATTACCAAGCCAGAGCTGGAAGCGTTCTTTAAGGAAATCCTCAGTGGTAAAAATAAAAGCGGCCTGGCTTTTTGTACTGACGAGGAAGGGTTGATAATTGATTCTGTGCTTAGTGCTCAGCTTGTGCGTTCCGGGAATAAAGCTCTCTATAAGTTAATCAAGGATCGATATGTCTACCGCATGAGTAAGAAGGCGATGGCGAAAGAGCTAAACGAAAAGCATCCAGAATGGTGCTTGCGGACTTGTGAGAGCAGGATCGATGTTTGGTTGAATCTTGCAGAATCGATGCTTTACGCACCAATGTGTGACGCATTTGGCACAAATGGCGACAGATTTTACTTGAATAGTTGCGCGAAAAGTGCTTGAATTGTGATAGGCTCGGGACGTTAAAGCGAACTGAGCAGCAACAAAAAATTAAAAGCCCAAGGTTCATTACTTTGGGCTTTGTCATTTCCGCAATCCGAAAAACACATGGCATAATTCATTTACAACTTATTGACCAGAAAATTAACATCTTGTTAATCTATTCATATGGTGAATCCCCCTATGCGGAGGGGCGACCAGTCACTTACAGTGATCTGTAAATGCAGCGCGGGCCATGTCGACTGGGACATGCTCACCGGGAGGCACCCGGCACCATAATGCAATGCTACTAAGCTATTTGGTAGTGGGGTTGCCGTTTCGGCTTCTCCAGCTATGTTTAAAAGGTAGTAACGAAAACGGGCGCTCTCCTGGTAAATCGGTAGCTCGGACTATTAGGTGCGCCTCGTTCCGTTGAAGAATCAGTATTACCTACCTTCTGCCCGCCCCTCTGAGCGGGCTTTTTTTCGCCATGAATAAGTCTCCCCGGCAAGCTGAGGAACAAATCATTTGAGGCTGCGCTTATGCGCGGCCTTTTTCATTTCAGGCTCACGGGAATCATCATCGATAAAGCACGTTGTTAAATCAGCCCGATGGGCCTGACCCTTTCAAACACACAGCACCCCGTTAACCCGGAGGTGAACCTATGGCAAAGCATATGCAAGACAAAGAGAGCATGGCCGGAATCACCTGGCTGGCTCTGCTGATCATTGCTGGTTGGGGCGGCCTTGTCCGATTCCTGATGGATGTGAAGCAGGGCAAAGCAAAATGGAGCTGGATAAATGCTTTTGCGCAGATTGTGGTTTCGGCGTTTACCGGGGTCATTGGTGGGCTTATCAGCATTGAAGGTGGCCTGAGTATTTACATGATACTGGCCACTGCCGGTATCAGTGGCGCTATGGGTTCCGTAGCGCTCACGTATTTCTGGGAACGAATTACCGGAGTGAAAGCACAATGAATGCAGAAAAGATTATCGAGGGGATCCTCGGAAAAGAGGGTGGTTATGTCGATCACCCCTCTGATAAAGGCGGGCCAACCCGCTGGGGCATCACGCAAACCACAGCTCGCGCACATGGCTACACCGGTGATATGCGGAACCTGCCCAGGGAAACAGCAAAGCAAATCCTGCTGAGCGATTACTGGACTGGCCCCCGGTTCGATCAAGTGGCGAGTTTGTCTACGTTACTGGCAGATGAGCTTTGCGACACTGGCGTGAACATGGGGCCATCTGTCGCCAGTAAGTTTTTCCAGCGCTGGCTGACGGCAATGAATATGCGTGGGAAGCTTTATCCCGACCTTATCCCGGATGGCGTGATTGGACCCCGAACTATCACCGCTCTGAAGGGGTATCTTTCTGCCCGCGGGAAAGAAGGCGAGCAGGTGCTGCTGAGAGCACTGAACTGCAGCCAGGGTGCCAGATACCTCGAACTGGCGGAGGGCCGCGAAGCCAACGAGGATTTTCTCTACGGCTGGGTTAAGGAGCGCGTCCTGTGAAGATGATCATTTTCGCTTTGCTCGTGCTGGTGGCTGTGCTCGTTCTGTTACTTCTGCGCAAATATACCCGGCTGGAGTTCGTAGGCCATGCCAGCCTGCTGCTGAAAACGTGGTCTGTAAAGCTGGGGGCTATCGGCGCGCTGGTTGGCGTGTGGGCGCAATCGTTCCCGGATGCTGCGCTGCACGCCTGGGCGATGCTGCCACCGGATATTAAAAACATTCTGCCTCCAAACATCGTGGCATTGATTAGCCCTGCACTGGTGGTGCTGGCGGTGCTTTCGCAATATGTACGCCAGCCGGCATTGAAAGCTAAGGCCGAAGAACTGAAAGGACCGTAGCAGTGAATATTGAAATTATTGCTGGGCTGGTGGTCGTCATCCTGGGCGCTATCGCTGGCGCGTTCGGCATTGGTCATGCTCGCGGGACCAGTAAGGCGGAAGCCAAAGCCGATCAGCAGCGTACCGAAGAGAACTCCGCCGCCACCGTCGCCGCGGCAGAACGTAAGGCGGAAGTCATGAAAGGGGCCAGTGATGTACAGCAGAATGTTAGCCATATGCCTGATGACGATGTTGATCGGGAGCTGCGCGAAAAGTTTACCCGCCCCGGTAGTCGTTGATACGGCCTGCAGCTGGGTGCGGATCATCTACCTGACTGACCACGATATCGATGTGCTGGATAAGCAGACCAAGCGCGACATCCTGGCACACAACGAATCAGTTCAGACTAGCTGCATAAACAAGAAAAATGCCCCGAAAGGGGCACGGTAAGGTCTATTTTCGGCGATTCTTATCACCTTCCTTCTGTGAGGGGGTTCGGTCCTCTCCCTTATTATGTCGGTGGTCGTGTCCGCCACCTTTCTTTTCTTTACCGTAATCAATCACTCCCCGTTTGTCTGACGGAGTTTTATCGAATATACCCATTGTTATTTCCTTATTTTTAGTGTGTGTAGCTTGGTTATTCTTGCTCTATCTATACAAAAAAACAACAGGATAAAAAATGCCATCTTTGATACCAAGGGCTTGTCGTAAACGAGGGTGCCCCGGTACTACTACCGACCGCTCAGGCTACTGCGAGAAGCACCACAATGAAGGCTGGCAACAGCATCAACAGCGAAAGAGTCGCCACGAGCGTGGCTACGGTAGCCAGTGGGATATCAGACGTGCGTACATCCTGAAGCGCGACAACCATTTGTGCCAGAACTGCCTTCGCAGCGGGCGAGCTGTCGCAGCAAAGACGGTTGACCACATCAAGGCTAAAGCTCATGGGGGTACCGATGATGATTCGAACCTCGAAAGCCTGTGCTGGCCCTGTCACAGAACGAAAACCGGGCGTGAACGTTTCAAGTGATATCGATTCCCATTTGAGCCGAGGCAGAGGGGGGGCGGGGTAAAATCCCTGGCGGTGAAGGTCCAAAGGACCGCCGCCTAGCCTTTTTTCACACCGCCGCAGGTTAGAAACTTTTTTTTGGGGTCCCCCATCCGATGATTAATAGGAGTTTTCGATTATGTCTGGACCGCCGAAAACCCCGACACATCTACGTTTGGTGAGGGGTAACCCATCTAAGCGAGCGATCAACAAAAACGAACCAGAGCCACCCAAAGGGGTACCCCCAACACCGAAGCATTTCGACAAGCAGGGGAAGTACTGGTTTAAGAGGATGGCTGAGGAACTGGACGCTATCGGCGTTATGTCCCAGCTTGACGCTCGGGCGCTGGAATTGCTCGTTGAAGCCTATACAGAATACCGCCATCACTGTGAAACCCTTGATCGTGAGGGATATACCTACGCGGTTTACAGCGAGGATGATCCTGATGAAGGGAAAGAACGTGAAATCAGAATGATTAAGCCGCACCCGGCGGCAATGATGAAAGCGGATGCTTGGAAACGTATGCGTGCAATGTTGGGCGAGTTCGGCATGACCCCTTCAAGCCGGTCGAAAGTCAACAGAGAAACGACACCTGACGATGACCTGATCAGCAAATTCCTTAATTCGAGAGACTAATGGCTAAAGTTGCAGATGGCATACGCTACGCTGAGCGCGTCGTGGCGGGGAATATCATTGCCTGCGAATTTGTTCGCCTCGCTTGCCAGCGCTTCCTTGATGATCTGAAATTCGGCGAGGAACGTGGCGTTTACTTCAGCGAACCGCGTGCGCAGCATATTCTTAATTTTTACAAGTTTGTGCCTCACGTTAAAGGCGCTCTTGCTGGTCAGCCGATTGAATTAATGGACTGGCATATTTTCATTCTGATAAACATCTTCGGTTTTGTTATTCCGCTGGTGAATGAAGAAACCGGCGAAATAGTGCTTCGTAATGATGGCAGCGGAAGGCCGGTAATGGTTCGCCGCTTCCGGACAGCCTATAACGAAGTGGCGCGTAAAAACGCCAAATCAACCTTGTCTTCAGGCGTTGGCCTGTATATGACGGGCGCTGATAGCGAGGGTGGTGCAGAGGTCTATTCCGCAGCAACGACGAGAGACCAGGCGCGGATCGTGTTTGAAGATGCAAAAAACATGGTCAAAAAGGCAAAGCCAACGCTCGGGAAGTTGTTTGAGTTTAATAAACTGGCAATTTATCAGGAGCAAACAGCCTCCAAATTTGAACCGCTATCCTCTGATGCAAACAACCTTGACGGCCTGAATATCCATTGCGCCATTATCGACGAACTGCATGCGCATAAAACGCGTGATGTGTGGGACGTTCTGGAGACTGCAACGGGGGCACGCCTGCAATCTTTGCTGTTTGGCATCACCACAGCCGGTTTCAACAAGGAGGGTATTTGTTACGAACAGCGTGATTACGCCATCAAAGTATTACGTGGCTACAACAGTGACGTAGAAGGTGCGGTAAAGGATGACACCTATTTTGCCATTATCTTTACCCTCGATAATGATGATGATCCGTTTGATGAAACGGTATGGCAGAAGGCAAATCCCGGACTGGGTATCTGTAAGCGCTGGGATGACCTTCGACGCCTGGCTAAGAAAGCGAAAGAGCAGGTTTCCGCAAGGGTTAACTTTTTCACTAAACACATGAATATCTGGGTAACGGCTGAGTCTGCCTGGATGGACATGATGAAATGGGAGAAATGCGAGTATATAGCTCCCCGGCATGAGCTTAAAACCTACCCCATGTGGGCTGGCGTTGACCTGGCTCATAAAATTGATATTTGCGCAGCTGTAAAGCTCTGGCGTGCTGATAACGGACACGCCCATGCTGACTTTAAATTCTGGCTACCTGAAGGACGGCTGGAAAAATGTTCTGCGCAGATGGCGCAGATGTATCGCAAATGGGCCGAGCTAGGAAAACTTGAGCTTACCGATGGTGACGTTATCGATCATGCCCAGATTAAAGCGGATTTTCTGGAATGGATTAACGGCGAGAACCTGAAAGAAACTGGATTCGACCCGTGGAGCGCAACGCAGTTCAGCCTGGCGCTGGCAGAAGAAGGCATACCGCTGGTGGAGGTCCCTCAAACCGTCAGAAACTTTTCTGAATCCATGAAAGAGGTTGAATCGCTGGTCTACGGGGGGCGTTTCCATCACAGCAATCACCCGGTAATGAACTGGATGATGTCAAACGTCACCGTTAAGCCGGATAAAAACGACAACATTTTCCCTAACAAATCCACGCCTGAAGCCAAAATTGATGGTCCCGCTGCGCTATTTACCGCAATGAGTCGAATGCTGGTTAATGGCGGGGAACCTGAGGCAAGCCTTTCTGATCACCTGGAAAGTTACGGCGTCCGTTCACTTTAAAGAGGCACTTATGATCCTGATGATTCTTGCCCCGCTAATCGGGGTGATCGGTGCTGCTTTGTTTTCATATGGCGCATGGCTGGTATTCCCGCCCGCAGGATTTATTACTGCTGGTGTTCTGTGTCTGTTCTGGTCATGGGCTGTATCGAAATATTTGTCCGCGCCACGTAATGTTCAAAACGAAGGCGGTGATTGATGTTCTTTCCCGGATTGTTTCAAAAATCTAATACTCCGGTGACCACACCTGCAGAGTTAGCGGAAGCCGTAGGAATGACTTACGACACCTACACTGGAAAGCGCGTCAGCAGCCAGAAAGCGATGCGTCTCACAGCGGTGTTTGGTTGCATAAGGGTGCTGGCTGAGTCAATGGGAATGCTTCCCTGCAACCTGTACAAGGTCACTGGCAACAGTAAGCAAAAAGCGACATCTGAAAGGCTGCACAAATTACTGACGATGAAGCCAAACGACTATATGACCCCTCAGGAGTTCTGGGAGTTGGTCATTGTCTGTCTTTGCCTGCGCGGTAATTTTTACGCTTATAAGGTTAAAGCCCTAGGGGAAGTGGTTGAACTCCTGCCTATTGATCCCGGTTGTGTAGACCCTAAGCTAAACAGCCAATGGCAACCAGTGTATCAGGTCACTTTTCCTGATGGTTCGACGGATGTGCTGGGGCAGGATGATATCTGGCACGTCAGGACGCTGACATTTGACGGGCTGGTGGGCCTGAACCCAATCGCATACGCAAGGGAAGCCATTTCCCTGGGTATGGCGACTGAAGAACACGGCGCCCGATTGTTCTCAAACGGCGCTGTCACTTCCGGAGTCCTTCGTACTGAGCAAACGCTGACTGATGCAGCTTATGACAGGTTGAAGAAGGATTTTGAGGATCGCCACCTCGGGCTCAGCAATGCGCATCGTCCAATGATTCTCGAAATGGGCCTTGACTGGAAGTCGATGGCGCTCAATGCCGAAGACAGTCAGTTTCTTGAAACCAGAAAATTCCAGCTGGAGGAAATTTGCCGACTATTCAGGGTTCCGATGCATATGGTGCAGAATACCGATCGCGCTACCTTCAGTAATATCGAAAACCTTGGCATTGGGTTTATCAATTATTCCCTCGTCCCATATATGACCCGCATCGAACAGCGAATTAACGTAGGTTTGGTGAAAGAGTCGAAACAGGGCACCTACTATGCAAAATTTAATGCAGGCGCTTTGCTGCGTGGGGATATGAAATCAAGATTTGAATCGTATTCAACCGGTATTAACTGGGGTATTTACTCACCAAATGACTGCCGTGAACTGGAAGATATGAACCCACGCTCTGGCGGGGACGTTTATCTGACGCCGATGAATATGACGACCAAGCCGTCTGACAGCAATAAGAGCAAAACAACCGAGGAACAACATGATGCCGATGACTAAACAGCGGCTCGATATTCCGCTGAAGCTAAAGTCTGTCAGCGACAGCGGGGAATTTGAAGGCTATGGCTCTGTGTTTGGCGTTAAGGACAGTTACGACGATGTAGTTGTTCCCGGCGCTTTCAGTAAATCGCTTCAGTCATGGCGGGAGAAAAACGCGCTGCCAGCTATGCTCTGGCAGCATCAGATGGATGAACCTATCGGTGTTTATACCGAAATGAAAGAGGATGACGTCGGCTTATATGTCAAAGGCCGGTTACTCATTGATGATGATCCTCTTTCAAAGCGAGCGCATGCCCACATGAAGGCCGGTTCTTTAACCGGCCTTTCTATTGGTTACATGCTCAAAGACTGGGAATACGACCGTGAGAAAGGCGTGTTTCTCCTCAAGGAAATCGACCTTTGGGAGGTCAGCCCCGTAACGTTTCCGTCGAATGACGAGGCGCGGGTCAGCGATGTTAAAAGCGCGTTTGCCCGTGGCGAAACACCATCCCAGAAAAGTATTGAACGGGTCCTGCGCGATGTTGGGCTCTCCCGCACCCAGGCCAAAGCATTCATGGCCGGGGGCTATGGCAACCTCTCTCAGCGTGACGCTGATGGTGTGGATGCCGCACTGGATGCACTGAAAAACATCAAATTTTAATCAGGAGTTGAATTATGGCAGTCGAAATTAAAGACGTTGAGCAGGTCGCGCAGGATTTGCAGCAAAAATTCGATGATTTTAAAGCGAAAAATGATAAGCGCATTGACGCTATCGAAGCTGAAAAAGGCAAGCTGGCCGGAGAAGTTGAAACACTTAACGGCAAGCTGACCGAGCTGGATCAGCTTAAAACCGCGCTGGAGGATGAGCTTAAACAGGTTAAACGTCCAGCTGGTGGCACTCAAAGCAAGGCCGCAACCGAGCACAAAACCGCTTTCATCGACTTTATGCGCAAGGGTAAGGATGACGGACTGCGTGATCTGGAGCGTAAAGCCCTGCAGGTTGGCGTAGATGAAGACGGCGGATATGCTGTCCCGGAAGAGCTGGACCGCACCATTCTTAATCTTCTGAAAGATGAAGTAGTGATGCGCCAGGAGGCCACAACTATCACTGTTGGCGGTGCCAACTATAAAAAGCTGGTTAACCTTGGCGGCACCGCTTCCGGCTGGGTCGGTGAAACCGATCCCCGTCCGGCTACTGATGCGTCTAAACTCGGTCAGATTGAACCGTTCATGGGTGAAATCTATGGAAACCCTCAGGCAACCCAAACGATGCTGGATGATGCCTTCTTCAATGTAGAGGACTGGATCAACAGCGAACTGGCGGTTGAGTTCTCCGAACAGGAAGAAATCGCTTTCACCAGCGGCAACGGTACGAAAAAACCGAAAGGCTTTCTGGCCTACGCCTCCACTCTGGAGGACGATAAAACCCGTGCCTTTGGCACGCTGCAGCACATTCTTTCCGGTGCGGCGGCTGGTGTGACTGCCGATGCGATTATCAAACTGGTCTACACCCTGCGCAAGGTGCACCGCAACGGTGCTAAGTTCATGATGAACAACAACAGCCTGTTTGCCGTTCGCATTCTGAAGGACTCCGAGGGTAACTATCTCTGGCGTCCGGGCCTTGAGCTGGGCCAACCCTCCTCTCTGGCAGGATATGGTGTTGCTGAGAATGAGCAAATGCCGGATATCGCAGCAGATGCGAAAGCCATTGCGTTCGGTAACTTTAAACGTGGCTATACCATCGTTGATCGCATTGGTACCCGCATCCTCCGCGACCCGTACACCAACAAACCATTCGTTGGTTTCTACACCACCAAACGTACCGGCGGAATGCTGGCCGATTCTCAGGCCATCAAACTGCTGCAGATCGGTGCTGGCGCATAATCTGATGGGGCTTCGGCCCCATTCTTGTGGAGGTCGTTATGCTGCTGAAAAAAGACCTGAAATGGTCACCTGATGGCATTCAGATCATAAACATTCCCGCCGGTGAATATGAGGCTGGATCACTTCCTGAGCGCGCTCTTGAGGTTGCTGCTCAAATGGGGATTCTTGACGGCACTGAACAACCGGAAACTGAAACAACTGTTAAGCCTAAAGTCGGTAATAAGCGGGGTGAAGGCAAATGAAGCCCTCTGTAAATGAGCTTCGTTACCAGTGCCGTATCGACAGCGATGACGATACAGAGGATGTGATGTTAACTCTCTACCTCAATGCCTCTTTGAAGCACGCTGAAAAAATCACAAATTGCCGTCTTTATGATAACGCTGTTCCAGACGACGACCCTGACGGGTTGGTAATCGAGGACGATATCAAACTGGCCCTGATGCTGTTGGTTTCGCACTGGTATGAAAACCGGGAGCCTGTTAGTAGCGACAGCGTTAATACTATTCCGTTCGGCGTTAAATCAATTCTGGAACAGCATCGAAAAATTCCTGGGACGTAGGGGGACTTATGCAGGCAGGGCGATTACGGCACCGGGTCACCATTCAAAACCTCACAACCTCCAGAACGCCTTCAGGTCAGCCGGTTGAAAAATGGGAAGATGGGAAAACCATCTGGGCCGAGGTTAAGGGTATAAGCGGTCGTGAACTTTTAGCCGCTGGCGCTGAGCGTGCCGATGCCACCATTCGAGTCTGGGTGCGTTTTCGTACAGATATCTCAGCTTCTTCCCGCCTGAAAGTACGCACCGGCCCGTTTAAAGGTGCCGTTCTTAACGTTACCGGGCCTCCGGTTCCGGACATCAAAGGTACCCGGCTGGAAATTCTCTGCAAACAGGGGACCGAAAAATGATTGATGTGAATCTGGATTTTTCCGGGCTGCAGGATATTGCCCGCGATCTGCAAACGCTCAGCAAGGCCGAAAATAATAAAGTTCTCCGGGAGTCGACCCGCGCTGGTGCCGAATTGCTCCGCGAGGAGGTTATTGATCGCGCTCCGGAGAAAACCGGCAAGCTGAAGAAAAACGTTGTTGTCGTCACTAAGAAAAGCCGCCGTCGCGGTGAAATCGCTTCAGGGGTGCATATTCGCGGTGTTAATCCGCAAACGGGGAATAGCGACACCACCATGAAGGCCAGCAACAAACGGAATGCTTTCTACTGGCGCTTCGTTGAGCTGGGAACGGCAACAGCACCAGCACATCCCTTTGTCCGCCCCGCATTCGATACCCGCATGGATGAGGCCGCCCAGGTTGCAATGAACCGAATGAATACGGCGATTGATGAGGTGTTGGCCAAATGACAGAGGATGATATCTATACCCTGCTGGCTCCGCTGGCAGATGGGCGGGTTTACCCGTATGTGGTGCCGCTTGGCAGCGACGATTTACCCGCGGTTCCCGCTCCTTACATCATTTTCTCGATACCGACTGACGTAACCGGGGATGTGTTCTGTGGGCAGGCAGAATCAACTATTCACATTCAGGTAGACGTGTGGGCAGAAACTAACGATGAGGCCAGGGCGTTGCGGCTTGAGGCCCTTTCCCGGCTGGAAGTGCTTTCGCCTACTGAAGTGACAAAAATCCCCGGCTACGACACAGCTACCCACCTGCACCGGGCAACGCTTGAAATAACAGTCATTGCCTGACTGAAACCAACCCAATCCGACCGCCGCTGGTGGTTTTTTCATTTATGGAGGCTGCAATGTCAGCACAATTTGAACGCGCCCAGAAAACGAAAATTATGATTACGTCAGTGCCGGTCACTGCTGATGAAATGGCGTCGGCAACCTGGCTTGAGTTGAGTTGTACTATCAAACAGGCCAGCTTTACCGCCGGTCAGAAAAACGATATTGACGTGACGACGCTATGCTCTGATGAAACAGAAAATATCAACGGGCTTCCGGCACCGTCTGAAATGTCACTTTCCGGTAACTTCTACCGCAACACGGCACAGGATGCCCTGCGCGCGGCTTACGATAACGACGGAATACATGGATTTAAGGTTATTTTCCCTTCCGGAAACGGGTCCCAGTTTCGCGCGGAAGTTCGTCAACACACCTGGGATTCTCAGACCAACGGTGTCGTTGCTGCCACGTTCTCCCTGCGTCTGAAAGGTAAGGCAACCAATATAGACGCTCCGGGCATTCTGTCTTTCGCGACAGACCTTCCTGTATCCCAAACGGTCGCGGCAGGAAGCGCCCTGACAATGGGTGTAGTCGTCCAGGGCGGCACGGCGCCTTATACCTACGTCTGGAAAAAAGGCTCTTCTACAGTCAGCGGGCAGACCAGCGCCACGTTTAATAAGGCCAGCGCAGTATCAGGTGACGCCGGGGTTTATTCCTGCGTGGTTACCGATGCCGATGGCACCGTTATCACCTCTGCTGATCACACCGTCACCATCAGTTAATGGAGCGCCGGGAAACCGGCGATAAACTTAATGTCAAAACAGAATCTTAAAGCGCTGGCACTGGCCCCGATGGCGGGTTTTCGAAAAAAATCAGTAACCGTTCCGGAGTGGAATAATGCAGAAGTTATCATTCGAGAACCGTCGGCTGAGGCGTGGATACGCTGGCAGGGTATCGCTAACCCAGAGATGCCAAAATTACCAGAGGGGCAGGAAGCGCCAGAGGTTCCAGATCTGACCCCTTCAGAACGTGCTTTCCGCACGATGCGAGCAGATGTCACGCTCTTCATCGATATCCTGCTGGATACCGATCTGCAGTATGTTTTCACTGTCGATGACACTGAACAGGTTGAAGCGATTTACGGTCCCGTCCACTCCCGGCTGTTGAAACAGGCGCTCGATCTCATTCGTGACGCGGATGATGCCAAAGCAAAGTAAAAATGCCTGGCATGCAGTTCCTGATGGCGCTGGCGCTCCGGATGGGCCGCACGCTGGGCGAACTGCGACAAACCATGACGGTTGGCGAATTCAGGATGTGGGCTGAGTACGATCGTATCAGCCCAATCGGCGATATTCGCGGCGATATCCTCAATGCTCAGCTGGTATCTGCGGTTTACGGAGCGCAGGGCGTTAAAGTCACTATTGAAGATGCTCAGCTTCAGTGGAGCACAGAAGAGATTGAGGTAAACGACGGCGGCGATCCCTTTGCAGGGCTGGAAGCGGCGCTGCTGGCTGCATCAGTTTGAACAAACAATGATAGCTGAAGTTTTACATAACCAATGGTAGGATTTTAGTTCTTTTCTACCTATTGGGATAAAAAATGAAAAAAATATTGGGCGTTTTATCTTCAGTAGTTTTTGCTATAACATTTATTATTGCGTTAAGGCAACCAATATCAATTGTGTTTCTTTTTGCTGTTTTGGTTGTTCCTTTAAAATATATGGATAAGATTGGCAGAGAAATTGCTTCTCTTTTGATAATTCTCGGTTCTGTATTTGTTTTGTTTTTTGTTAACTCAATGGTCCCTTTGTGGGGGGAGAGGTATGAGAACCATGAGGAGCTAATGAGAATTAGCGAGAACGATAGGCAGAAAAGATACAACAACATGAATGTTATATCAGCAAGCAACCCTAGTGTTAAGGCTGAATTAAAAGACCCCGAATCTGCAACCTTCAAAAACCAGAGCGTTGGTCGTGACGGATATGTATGCGGACAAGTAAATGCCAAAAACAGCTTTGGTGCATATGCTGGGTTTAAAAGGTATGTAAGTAAAAGTGGAATGACCATTATTGATGATGGTGGAACTGAATTTTCTAAACTATGGGGCGAGATTTGTAGTTGATACATTCTTGCTAATTAAAGAAAACCGCTTAGGCGGTTTTTTTTATACCTGTGAGGATACAAATGGCAACCCTACGTGAGCTTATCATAAAGGTTTCAGCAAACTCTCAATCATTCCAGACTGAGATCGCCCGAGCTTCACGCATGGGGCAAGACTATTATAAAACCATGCAGAATGGTGGGCGCCAGGCTGCTGCCGCTGCGAAAGAAAGCCAAAAAGCTCTTTCCGATTTAACGGATGGATTTGCTTCAGCGGGTCGAGCAGCTACAGCTGCAGCTGCAGCATTTGCAACAGGAAAACTGGTTCAGATTGCAGACCAATGGAACTCAGTAAATGCACGGCTTAAACAAGCCTCAGTGTCTACGAATGATTTTACTTTATCTCAGACCCGATTAATGGCGATCAGCCAGAGTACGGGCACTGCTTTTACTGATAACGCTAATTTATTTTCACGCGCTGCAGCATCAATGCGTGAATTTGGCTACAGCTCAGATGAAGTACTCAAAATCACCGAAGCGGTATCAACAGGACTAAAGCTATCTGGTGCAAGCACAGAAGAAGCCGGTTCTGTTATTACCCAGTTTAGCCAGGCGCTTGCTCAAGGTGTTTTGCGTGGCGAAGAGTTTAACGCAGTTAACGAAGCTGGGGATCGTGTCATCCGTGCCCTAGCTGCTGGTATGGGGGTTGCCCGAAAAGATCTTAAAGCGATGGCTGACCAGGGGCAACTCACGATTGATAAAGTCGTACCAGCATTAATCAGCCAGTTAGGTGTGTTACAGGGGGAGTTTTCCTCGTTGCCGCCGACCGTGTCCGGCTCAATGCAAAAAGTCACTAACTCGTTTATGGCATGGGTTGGTGGAGTGAACCAGGCGACTGGCGCGACAGATGCGCTTTCTGGCGGTCTTGATGGGCTGGCAGGTACACTGGATTCTCTTACATCTTCTGCTGTCAGCGGGGCCCTCAGTAACGTAGCAGATAATATGTCACTAATTACCACTGCTGCTGGTGGCCTGGTTGGGATCGGATTGGCCCGGTATCTTGGCGGAATTGTTACCAGTGCAAGCAGTGCTACTGGCGCACTTATTTCAGCGGCAAAATCTGAGGTAGCTCTTGCCGTCGCTCAGGAAAAAGCCGCGCAATCTTCTGTTGCCGCTTCCCGCGCCGCCGTGTACCGCGCCCAGCAAGCCCTTCAGAGTGCTAAAAGTGCAGATGTTCAGGCTGCGCAACAGGAAAGGGTTGCAGCCGCAGAAGCAAAGGTTACTGCTGCACAAGGTCGATTGACTACAGCCATCGCCACCGGGATGGCTACAGAAAAAGTACGAGCACGAACAGCTCTGGAGCGGGCTCAGGCTGGGCTTGTGGCTGCAAAAAACGCCGATGCACAGGCTATTGCAGAAAGAAAATTGGCTGCAGCTCAGTCCGCTCTTGGTCGTAATATTGCAGGTCGGGTCTCTGCTCAAAATAACCTTAACAGCGTTACCTCTGTCGGCACCCGGTTGATGAGCGGGGCTCTTGGGCTGGTCGGTGGTATACCCGGGTTAGTTATGATGGGTGCTGGCGCATGGTACGCTATGTATCAAAGCCAGGAACAAGCAAGAAAGTCAGCTCAGGAGTATGCCAGTCAAATAGATCAAATCAGAGAAAAAACCTCTTCAATGACTCTACCTGAGGTAGATAGTAATCGTAAATTAACGGTTGAGGCGATGCAGGAGCAAAAGCGCTTAATCGAAGAACAAGAGCGGAGCGTAAAAAGCCTTAACAGACAAATAAATGATTTAAATGAAAGTAGAAGCAAGCCAGGTATTACTCAAGAAAATGATTTAAATATTACAAAGGCTATTGCAATTTTGACCGAGCAGGTTGTCGTAGAAGAAGACAAGCTTCGTCAGATGCGAGAAAAATCCAGTGATATATTAAAGGCACTTGAGGAGAATGAAAGAAGAAGAAATGATCTTATAAAAGAAAGAGCATGGCGGCAAAATGCTGAATACCAGAGTCTAATATTGATGACTGGTAAGTATTCAGAAGTTAACCGTTTACTTGGGTTGGGAAACCAGCTCTTAATGGAACGGCAGGGATTGGTTAACGTGCCAATGCGAATGCCTCAGGCTAATTTATCATCACAGCAAGCCAATGCTCTCGAGAAAAGCCGTCGAGATTTGGCTCTATCTAAACTTAAAGGGGAGGAAAAAGAGAAAGCAAGACTGGGCTACGCCGCTGATGATTTAGGGCTAACTACAGCGCCTCAGTTCCAGACTGGCAGGCAGGAGCTTATTAATAATGGTCTTGCTGAGTGGAGAAATAACGAAGCCAATAAGCCAAAAAGGAAGGGGCCCAAGACTGATGAAGAAAAAGCAGAGGATGTTTATAAGCGCTTGCTAAAACAGCAGCGTGAACAAATAGCCCTGGAAAGCCAGAATACTGAGCTGGCAAAAATTAAATATCAGGTTACACAGGGGGAGCTGCACACCCTTGAACAATCTAAAAAAGAAACGCTTCTGCACAATGCAGCACTTATCGATCAGAAAAAAATTGCTGAACAGTTAAAAACGTTCCGTGAGGGGCTGGCTGATAGTAATGCTGCTGCGCGTGACCGTGGGAGTATTGATTTTCTTGGTGCCGGGATGGGGGATAAGGCCCGCGACCGCATGAAGGAAATGGCAGATATTCGTACTGATTTTCTCAAACAGCAGCGGGACCTGCAGCGGGATTTCAGCAAAGGTCAGATTTCTGAGGACCTGTACAAACAGCAAACGGAAGCGCTGCAGGCGGCGCTTGCTGAACGGCTCCAGGTTCAGGAAGACTACTACAAGAAAACCGATGAACAGCAGTCAGACTGGCGGGCGGGGATCAGCGATTCACTGATGAACTACGCCGATCAGGCTGCTGACCTGAGTTCAATGTCAGCGACGGCGACCAGCGAGATTCTGAATAATGTCACAAACTCGATCTCCACCAATATGACAGACCTTCTTACTGGGGCAACCAGCTTTAAAGACGGTATGTCGAACATTTTTATGTCTCTTGGAGAAACAGTGATTAAGACGCTGATCCAGATGGCAACACAGGCGTTAATCACCAAAGCGATTATGGCGTCGTTCGGCGGTGGTGCTGGTGGGATGTTCGGTAGTCTTTTTGGTGGAGCAAGTGGAGCAGCAAGTAGTGGAACTGCGCTGCAAAGCTTCGGATCGTCTTTTGCCTTTAATGCCCTCGGTGGTGTCTACGATTCGCCTTCACTTTCCGCATACAGCGGCGGGGTATACAGCACTCCCCAATATTTTGCCTTTGCGAAAGGCGCGGGCGTGTTCGGTGAAGCTGGCCCGGAAGCGATTATGCCCCTGACCCGTGGCGCTGATGGTTCGCTGGGGGTTCGTGCGGTTGGACGTGAGTCACCGGCAGTCCAGGATGCTGCAAGGCAGATTGAGGCGCAACCACGAATCGCGGTCAGTGTTGATGCCCGTAGCACGTTTAGCGGGCAACCTGACGACGCAACAATGCTGGCAGTAGATCGCAGGAATGCTGCACTGGAACGACGCATCATCAACACACTCACTGCTGAAGTAAATAACCCCCAGAAGAAATTCGGACGCGCCATCTACTCCAATCTACAGCCCAAAAAACCACGCTAGACTGCCCGGAGGGAAAGTTAATGGCGGATATTATCTATCCGGATGAGTACCTGCCCATGCCTCTTATGGACGGGTACGGTTTTAAGCCCATCTCACCTTTACTGCGAACGGAAATGACGTCCGGTCGAGCAAGGCAAAGGCGGCGATACACCTCAACACCCACCCAGGCCTCGGTTAAATGGATTTTTAAAACTGATGGGTTGGCGCAGGTATTTGAGGCTTTTTTCCGGGACGTGTTGAAAGATGGACAGTCCTGGTTTTATTTGAGATTACAGACCCCCATCGGTGTAAAGCCCTATAAAGCCCGTTTCGTTGATATATACGAAGGACCGACTCTGGTAGCGCCAAAATACTGGCAGTACAGCGCAACGCTGGAGTTATGGGAGCGTCCGTTACCGCCTGCAGGATGGGGGAATTACCCGGAATGGCTGGCTGGTCAGTCGTTACTGGATATTGCGCTAAACAGAGAGTGGCCTGAGCATGACAATTCTTGAGCAACTTTATGCAAGCAGCGGCTCTGAAGTCATTCACGACACGCTGCAGATCACGGCAGGTGATCAGAACTACTGGCTTACCCGCGGGTGGGACAATATTACTGTCTCGTTAGAAGACGAGCAGCAGGTAACGTTTGAAGGGTGTGCTATCGATATAGCATTGCCTGCCAGGAATGCCGACGGAACGCAAGATCTGAAATTTTCCATCAGTAACATCGATGGTGTCGTATCCGATGCGATTGACAGAATTCTGGACGAAATGAAATCGGCAACACTGACTTTTCGGCGGTACATCTCCTCTGATTTATCTGCGCCGGCGGCATCGCCTTACACCCTTGATGTGAAATCCGGATCGTGGACGGCAACTGCGGTGCAGGTAACTGCCGGATATATGAACATCCTTAAAACGGCCTGGCCGCGTAATCGTTATAACCTGGCTGAACATCCCGGTCTTCGTTACATGTCTTCCTGAGGTATTCACATGTTCCATTCTGATAAATACCTTTCGGTCAAATGGCTGAAGGGCGGGCGCGTTTATCCTGAGCTCGACTGTTTCGGCATTATCAATGAAATCCGCGGCGATCTCCTTCTCCCGCTATGGCCGGATTTTTCCGGCGTGACGAAAGATGAGGGAGGGCTCGATCGTGAGGCCAGGAAGTTTATGAAATCCCTCACACGCTGCGAGCCTTGTGTCGGGGCCGGGGTAGCTTGTTATTCAGGATCAACCGTGACGCATGTTGGTATCGTAGTTTTGCTGGATGGCCAGTTGCAGGTTGCCGAATGTAATCCGGGAACCAATGTCACCTTTCTACCTCTTCCGCGATTTGTCCGTCGGTTTAACCGTGTGGAGTTCTGGCAATGACGATAAGAATTTACCCGTCCCGGCTTCCCGGTGAACCTCTCGAAACTCATGAGCACGGCAATATTACGCTGCATCAATGGATGGTCAGAAATGTTCCTGGGTACAGCCAGGACAGATCGCACCCAGTTGCCGTTGAATTAAATGGCCGCACACTTCCTCCCGATGAGTGGCCGCTTTGCCAGTTGAGCCCTGACAGTGATGTCAGAATTTATCCTGTTCCCTACGGAACGGGGCTGGAAATTGCTGTCTGGGTTTCTGTTGCGATTTCAGCTGCCTCCGCTGCCTATTCATTATTCTTTGGGCCGAAACTCGATATTGGTGGTTATTCATCGGGTAGTGGTCGTTCGCTGGAGCTAAACGCTGCAAAAGCTAATACAGCGAAACTTGGAGACCCGATACGTGAGGTGTTTGGTCGATGCCGCATCTATCCTGATTATCTGGTGCAGCCGGTTACCCGTTTTGACCCCGATGATCCAACGCGAATGACGGTCGAAATGTTTCTTTGCGTCGGGCAGGGGAGATTTTCGTTTACGGGAGGAGATAAACGGATTGGAGAAACCCCGGCAGCCTCGCTGGGTGATGGTTTCAGCGATAAGGTGTACCAGCCAGGAGAGGACGTATCTTCTGATCCGCGAAGTGAAAACTGGTTCAACTCGACAGAAGTCGGCGGAACATCAAGCGGAACAGGGCTGGATATGGCCCAGACCTCACCTGATTCCGACGATATTATCGCTGACAGCATGACGGTTTCTGGTGCATCCGTAACATTTACAGGTCTTGATACGGATGATGGCGACGATGACGACGAGGATGATAATTCTCTCCCGGACAGCTGGGTAACGGGGGCCATAGTTGAAATTAAGGCGCCGACAAATTATCTGATCTCCGCTTCTTCTGGTTACAGTGTCTTTGCCAGCTCGTTGCTTACCGAACTTGCTCCTGTAGCGGGTATGCCGGTGACGCTGAGTTTCAACAGTGTCGATTATGACCTCGTCATTGCGTCCTATACCCCGGGTCAGGAGGCGGTGCCTGGCGAGGGTGGCAGCGCGGCAAAAATTCAGGCCAGTGCCGCTCCTGTTACCTACGACTTTTCAACCAGCTCTAGCACTTTCATGATCACATGGCAGGGCACTACCTATACGGTGTCGCTGGTAGCGAACTACATCTCGATGTCTGGACTGCTGGCAGCCATCACCGAGGGGCTCACTGGCTCCGGTCTGGTCGCGCGGGACAACGGCGGTACCGTACTGATAACCGAGGCGGCCAGTCCGTTCGTTGGTGGGGCAATCACATCCTCCTCGCTGCCTGCAGCCGTTTTCGGTGATGCCCCGGTTTACACCTCCGGTACGGCATCAACCGGCGGCAGCCCGGCGGTAACGGCAAACGTGACGCTTGCGTATAACAGCACTACGGGAACGGCTTTCTCCGGCATGCCGGAGGGGGTGCAACGGCTTTCACTTGCTCACCGTGGCAACGAATACCAGATCGTCTCGTCAGACGGCACAACGGCGACAGTGGCGCGCCTGGTTTCCGGTGCCGTTGATGAGTCATGGCCGGGATTCATCGCCAGGACGATGATCGACTATGAGGCCACCGGACTCAATGACACGCTGAGCTGGCTGGGGCCTTTCCTCGTATGCCCTGAGAATGAAGTGGTGGATGCATTCGAGGTGAATTTCTCCTTCCCGAACGGCATCTGTGGCTTCGACAGTAAGGGGAAAAAGCGGCTCCGGCATGTTGAGTGGGAGATTCAGTATCGCGTCTACGGTTCCGGATCGGGGTGGGTGAGTCACCAGGGAGAGTACGCGCTTAAAAACATCAACGGGTTAGGTTTCACTGAGCGGATCACCCTCAGTTCTCCGGGGCTGGTAGAGGTTCGCTGTCGTCGGCGCAATGAGCAGGGCAGTAATAACGCGCGCGACAATATGTACTGGCAGGCTTTGAGAGGGAGGCTTCTGGCAAGACCGGTATCCTACTCAGGTGTAACAACCTGGGCAATTACCGTTGAAACCGGAGGGAAGCTGGCGGCACAGTCTGACAGGCGCGTCAGCGTGGTCGCTACCCGTGAATATGAGGGGGGAGGTAACAGAACTATAAGCGGCGCATTCCGTCATGTGGCAAATAGTCTTGGATTTAATGCTAATCAGCTCGACACCTCTGCAATAAATGCTCTTGAAACTGCCTGGTGGACGCCGAGGGGAGAATATTTTGACTATGAGGCAAGCAGCGACAGTGCTTCAGCGAAAGATATTTTCGACAAAATCACTGAAGCAGGCATGAGTTATTTTTTGTTGTCAGACGGGCTCTTGTCTGCCGGGCGTGAAGGCGTCAAAAACTGGACCGGGATCATTACCCCTCAGGATACGGTTGAAGAAATGCAGACCTCATTCAGGGCCCCTTCCGATGATGATTATGACGGTGTTGACGTCACATATATCAATCCGGTTACCTGGGCAGAAGAAATCGTTCAGTGTCGGACTGCTGATAATCCTGTGCCACGCAAAGTGGAGTCGTACTCACTGGGTATTGTAATGACTGCAGATCGTGCTTACCGGATAGGGATGCGCAGGCTTATGAAGTATTTGCATCAGCGCAGGACCTATGAATGCACAACTGAGCTTCTTGGCTGGTGCTATCAGTTTGGCGATCACATCATTCTTTCTGATGATATTCCGACGGGTAAAACAATCAGCTGTCTGATAGAAGGCGTGACATTCGATGATGAAGTTATCACGTTAACAGTCACTGAGCTTCTTGACTGGAGCTATGCTAATCCTCGCTGCTGGATTCAGTTTCAGGGGGGACGGCCGTCGACTCGTTTGCTAACGCCGACACGTGTCGATGACTTCACCCTTACTATACCGTTCAACGACGACCTACACCCGGAAGACTGGATAATGGATGATCCGGATGTTGAATTACCTCGCCTGTTGTTTTGTGACAGTGAGAAGGGGGCGCGGCACGGTATCGTTCAGGAAATTGTCCCGTCTGATGACTGTACTTGCCAGATCACAGCCCCGGAATATAAAGAAATCTTTTACGCATACGACGACGCTACATACCCTGGCGACGTAGCTTAGCAATTTCAAAAAAATCAATTCACCCGCTTCGGCGGGTTTTTTCATTTTTGGAGCACAATGTATGGCCAACATCGAAAAACTTGGCTCGTCATCACCAGAGGTATTGCTTAAGAATGCAACTAACCTCGATAAGTTAGTCAATGGCCGGGAATCGGAATCATTACCTGATCGCTTTGGTGTACTGCGCAAAACCTGGCACGGCATGGAGATGATCTTCAGCCGCTTTATAGACTACATCACTGGTCGCGGCGAGCAGGCAGTTGCAGCTATCGGCTGGCAGGAGCTTGGCAACTGGGCTGTTGGTCTGGCTGTAGATAATCGCCAGCAAATCGTCTACTACAATGGCTCCTGGTACAAATACCTTGGTGAGCTTGAGCACGTCATTGCCGGAGATTCTCCTGAGAACGATGGCGGTGTGTGGTCGGCTGCTAACCCCACGGGGAAATGGTCGAACATCGGTGACGCGGCTCTTCGCTCAAACCTGGGTTCAGACGAAGGCGCCGATTTAGTCTCATGGAAAAAAAAGTACAGAGGTGCCGTACGTCGTCCCATAGCCGAAATGTTGGACGAAATCATCTCCCCCTGGGACTTCAACTGCAAACCTGATGCAGTCTTTGACCCGGTAACACAACGTCTGATAGACGGGACAGATAACACCGCTAACCTGCAGCGAATGTTCTCTGAGGCGCATTATCACGGGGTAGATATTATTCTTCCTTTTAGTGGGAAATTTGCCAGCAAGTCCCTTTATTTACATTATGACCCTGTAAAAAATCCAGACTGGACCGACCGCCCTGGCCGCCTGACAATTCGAGGCAGTGTGCTTGGACATGCAACCGGAGATGTGGAGCGTCAGGGGTCTGCGATTTATCATATTCCCGGAGAAAACTCGCCGTTAATATCAATGATTGGAGAATTCAGTATTTCCAACCCGGCAGCAATGGGCGGGTATTTTGAACTGTCTTCATTGAATTTAATCGGCAGCCAGGACAGCTCAGATGTTCTTTTATTGCAGGGCAGTCAGGGAGCGATGAAGCTGGAAAGGTACACTGTAAAGGTGCTCAATCCGGCGGGCAACGGAATAACAGAAGCCACTACATGGGAAACCATGCATATCCTTGGCCTTATCCGTGGTCCTGCTACAGGAGATGGTTCATGTACTGGAATCGGTCTGAATATTAAATCTGACGACACTATTGGTCAGATTAATATGAAACAGTACCTGAATGTCAACGTGATGAAGATGGGGTATGGTATCCGCGCCGGGCGTCGTGAAAAAGCTAACGGGACTTTAGGACCTTTAGTTTTTACTGGCGGACAAACTTCTGGCGCAGACCACTACGGAATGTGGCTGGATGGCGGGGTAATTTCTTTCAGTTGTACCGGCATGCAGCATGAGGGTAGTAGAAAAAACGGGCTCAGAATAGATAATATTCTGGAAGATGGTGGCGTGAGCACTGACCTGGCTCGCACTATTAATTTTAAGCAGAACTACTTTACTGGCTGTGGGTCTGTTGACGACCACTCTCCAGACAGTTACGGTGTTTATATTGCAAATGGTGATGGAATTGAACTGGATACACCGACGTTTAACCTGTCCCGTAATGGTATTGGATTTGATGCACAAAATGTCGATAACCTGTTAATTCGTCGTCCGCATTTCCGCACGGTTAGTGACTACGGCAAAGCGCAGGGCTTTGGTATTCGCTCTTTTTCAGACGGCGTCCCTTCAAAACGCCAGTATCTTGAGCATCCGGTTTTTAACCAGGCGCATGCCACGCAGATTGATGATAAAGCCCGTGAAATATTTGGTCGCGGAGCGGCAGGAGGTCGAATCTCATTTTCGACAAACACACCGACACCGAGCATTATTCACGGCTCAGGCTCAGGGAATGAGTCGTACCGCATCCTCAATTTTAACAACACGACAGCCACCACTATTACCAATATTACCGGCGGCACGCCCTATCAGCGCCTGCTGATTACATTTTCAAACGATGCAACCACTATACAGCACAGTAGCAATATTGTTCTGCGTGGCGGTAAAGATGTTCAGGGAACGGTAGGGAAGACGCTGGAGCTGTACTACACGGGGTCATTCTGGCATGAGGTGGGAGACCCGGTCAGGTCGCTCACCGGAACCAGCGCTAATCGTCCATTCAGTACAGCGTTTCCCGGTATGGAATATTTCGATACCACGCTGAATAAACCCATCTGGCGTAATGCGGCAAATAACGGCTGGGTTGACGCGGCGGGTAATGTGGTCTGATTTATGTCCCGCCCCGTGGGGCGGGTAATATTATTTACTAATGAGGTAATATCATGTCTTTTGTAATAAATAAAACGCTGGAGGCCAGCGTTATTGCGGACAGTGGCACGGCGATTGGCTCGGTTCAGGTCACTGTGGATGTGACCTATACAATCACGTTGATTCAGGTAATTGACGACAGCACAGCCTACGCCTCGGTATCGGCATCAGTGAATGGACAACCGCCAAAACAGGTTGACCAGTTTGAGTTTAACTACACACTGGAAGGCGGGAAGAGCTTGTTTGAGCAGGCTGAAAGTAACCTGCTCAATAGCGGAAAATATGCTGGCGGGATAGTTATCTGAAAAATACCGCCAGCTCATAACTGGCGGTACTCCCTGTTACCTGTCAATTCTGACGGAAAAGCTAAGGAGAATTGACGCTGCGAATAGCATCATGAAAGCAGCATAACCGGGTGATGCTACCAACTTACTGATGTAGTGTATGATGGTGTTTTTGAGGTGCTCCTGTAGCTTCCGTCTCCGTCTGTTGTCCCTCCTGTTCTGCTACCCAGGGCGTGGTGCGTAACGGCAAAAGTACTGCCGGGCATCAGCGTTATCTCTGTTCTCACTGCCGTAAAACATGGCAGCTCACCTTCACTTACACCGCATCTCAGCCCGGAACACACCAGAAAATCATTGATATGGCCATGAATGGTGTCGGTTGCCGCGCCACCGCACGCATTATGGGCATTGGTCTCAACACCATTTTCCGCCATTTAAAAAACTCAGGCCGCAGTCAGTAACCTCCCGGATACAGCCGGGCAGTGATGTCATTGTCTGTGCGGAGATGGACGAGCAATGGGGCTACGTCGGGGCAAAATCACGTCAGCGCTGGCTGTTTTACGCGTATGACAGGATACGCAGAACGGTGGTGGCGCATGTCTTTGGTGAACGCACCATGGCTACGCTGGAACGTCTTCTGAGCCTGTTGTCGGCCTTTGAGGTGGTGGTATGGATGACGGACGGATGGCCGCTGTATGAGTCACGCCTGAAGGAAAAGCTGCACGTTATCAGCAAGCGTTACACGCAGAGAATTGAACTGCATAACCTGAATCGGAGGCAGCATCTTGCCCGGCTGGGCAGGAAATCGCTGTCGTTCTCAAAATCGGTGGAGTTGCATGACAAAGTCATCGAGCATCATCTGAACATAAAACACTATCAGTAAATTGGAGTCTTTACCATACTTTTTTATTTCTTTCATTCGTGATTTAAGGCTACAGCGTAGATCATTCAAAGACAAGTAGTGAATTTTATTTACATGGTGAGTCTATGTGCATATGCCCCTGCACTCTCCATGTAAATCTTGTCATCACCATCGTCTATGGTGACTTTCTTACAGAATGTTATAACGATGGTCATTTTATTTTTTGAGTGTTTTTTTTCTTCCTTAATATAAACATTTTCTGAGTTTATTGCAGAATATGACCGAAGGCCATTACCTGATTTTTCCTGCCTGTCACCTATAAAAACGGAGTTAATCGAGTCTCCGTGCGCTGAGAAGTCAATGATGTTGACGCCGTCAACCCCAAGAACTGAGTTATCATTGTTATACTTCCTTGAATAAACTCTTAATGCAGACGTTCCCTTCTTGCAAAAAGCAGTGCATGAAATCACGTTTGAGTTTACAGCGCGACTATACCTACCCTTTAAATTTATATTATCTGAAACTATAACAAATGACTGAACATCTACTCCATAAGAAATGCAGTTGATAAATGAAACACTTTTATGTTTAGTTACAAACCCATTTGGCCCGTGATAGTGAGTGCATCGCTTTACTATTATATTTCCTATTGAGTTGCTGTTTTGTGGGTCATGATCATTAGACTCCCAAAGTTGACCATGATTATTTGCTCTTGTTGTAACATCTTGAACTATAATATTTCCAGTCTTTGGTGTCATTCCGCATAATGCATTACCTTTGGAATCAAAATTATCAATAGTAATGTTTCTGATACTTACATTGATAGCATTACTACAATTTAAACCACCAATTATCAAGGTTCCTTCGCCATCCCATGCTCCATCTCTGCTATACGACAGCTGCCCTGATCCGATGATAGTGCAGTTAGATGGGACTAAAATCTCACCTACACGGAAGACTCCCTTGTTAAAAAAAATGACACCTCCCGATGTCACCATAGAACGAATATCCTCTGGTGACATGGATGGTTCTACCCTTTTAATGCGACCAATGATTGAGGATAATCCTGGAACAGAAAACAATGAAATTGCGCATCCTACTGATATCAAAACACTTCTTCTTGTTATCATCATGGTAGTCTTTAGTTGTTGGCAAGAGATGAGCTTAGCATGCTCATGCTTAATTTGACAGTTGCCAATAAGAGTAATCTGTCTTACACTATTTTACACTGCCGAGCAAAATAGTGATATTGAAAATGGTAATAGGAAGACCTTCTAATAGTAATTTTAAGAGCATTCAATTCTTAAGGTTTGTAGCTGCTTTTTTTGTTCTTATAACTCATGCCACATTTTACGTGCACGAGCGGTATGATCAGAGCGTAAGAATTATCAAGGAGGGGTCTATAGGGGTAGATATATTTTTTATTATTAGTGGATTTGTTATACTTCTATCGTCAATAAAAAAAGATGGGGGATTTGAAGAAGGTTCAAAGTTCACAGTCAAAAGACTTATCCGAATAGTTCCGATGTATTGGATTGCCACAACAATAAAAGTTGCTGCGCTGATTGCAGCGCCAGCCGTTGTATTACACGCCACGCTTGATCCATCAAGGATAATAATGTCATATTTATTCCTCCCATCAGTGACTCCTGATGGAAGATGGGAGCCAATACTAGGCGTAGGCTGGACGCTTGTTTTTGAAATGTTTTTTTATTTACTTTTTGCCTCAGCTCTATTTGCAAGAAAAAATCCAGTATATGTTGCATCATTTATTATATTGTGCTTTGCAGCGATCTCAACTATGAGAACTCAAAGTTGGACTGTGCATACAATGTACTTTGATGTGATACTAATTTACTTTGTTATAGGTATGATCTGCTATATAGCAATAGTTAACCTTGATAAAAAAACAATGCTATTTATCACATCAACAATGATTTCAATTAGTTTTATATTTTTGGTTAGGAAGGTGGTTAATGGAGAACCAATAATAAAAAGACTCAGCATTGACACATTTGTATTTGTGACAACTTTTTTTCTTGCCGTCACGCAGTGTGAACGTTTTTTTAAAGGATGGTTCTCAAAATTAACATCTTTATTCGGAGATGCCTCATATTCCACTTACTTGTTCCACCCTCTAATCGCTCCTGCCGTCCCAGCCTTGTTTAGTAAGGCTAGAGAGCACGGATATAATTTAAACTCCACACTTGTGATTTTAGCTACTATTGTTATAGCTTTTTTGGCGACCTTGTTAATTCACCTAGCAATTGAAAAGCCGCTTACAAATAAGCTAAAAAAAATATACGCCAGAAGAAATGTTGGCGGAAATGAATCCGCCACTGAACCTACAATGAGATAGCTACATTAGAGTTTGAGGCGAAGATTATTATAACATCTTCGCCGCTTCCATCTGGGTGATGCTACCAGCTTACTGATGTAGTGTATGATGGTGTTTTTGAGGTGCTCCTGTGGCTTCCGTCTCCGTCTGTTGTCCCTCCTGTTCTGCTACCCAGGGCGTGGTGCGTAACGGCAAAAGTACTGCCGGGCATCAGCGTTATCTCTGTTCTCACTGCCGTAAAACATGGCAGCTCACCTTCACTTACACCGCATCTCAGCCCGGAACACACCAGAAAATCATTGATATGGCCATGAATGGTGTCGGTTGCCGCGCCACCGCACGCATTATGGGCATTGGTCTCAACACCATTTTCCGCCATTTAAAAAACTCAGGCCGCAGTCAGTAACCTCCCGGATACAGCCGGGCAGTGATGTCATTGTCTGTGCGGAGATGGACGAGCAATGGGGCTACGTCGGGGCAAAATCACGTCAGCGCTGGCTGTTTTACGCGTATGACAGGATACGCAGAACGGTGGTGGCGCATGTCTTTGGTGAACGCACCATGGCTACGCTGGAACGTCTTCTGAGCCTGTTGTCGGCCTTTGAGGTGGTGGTATGGATGACGGACGGATGGCCGCTGTATGAGTCACGCCTGAAGGAAAAGCTGCACGTTATCAGCAAGCGTTACACGCAAAGAATTGAACTGCATAACCTGAATCGGAGGCAGCATCTTGCCCGGCTGGGCAGGAAATCGCTGTCGTTCTCAAAATCGGTGGAGTTGCATGACAAAGTCATCGAGCATCATCTGAACATAAAACACTATCAGTAAATTGGAGTCATTACCGATAATTTATATAAAATACGCTCATCATTTGTTCATGAACTAAAGCCTCTCGATAAAATGATGTCTAATGCTAGCAAATCAACTGGAGATTGTCTTGTTCTTTTTGGTGAACCGTATTTTAGCTACTCAGGGTTGCTTAGACTTCTGGGGCATGTGATCAAGTCTTTTTGCAAAAATAATCACAGTAATGAAAATGAATCTGTTAATTGGGTAATTGAAACCTCTGGCATGATGGTTACAGAAATATCTGCAATGCATTGGTTGTGGAATCCTGAAGCATTTACCTCTAAGAGTATTGCAAGATGGTTTAGTGAATACCTTAATATGTTAAATTCAAATAGTGTGACTGATTTGCAGGCTATAATGTGTAAAATTGAAGAAATTTACGATCAATCTAAAAGAGAGCACAAAAGTGGGCTTCTTAGTTTTTATTTTTTGTATAATTACGTTCATAATAAGGACAGGCATGAGTGGCTTTATTTTGCAGAAAAAAGATATTCTTTTTTAGAGCGTGATATGTATTGGTATGTGTGTTGTGCATATATGTATTCTTCATTAACAAGTATTGCCAATGCAGCTGTAGACGCAAGTGCACTGAAAGAGTTTAATCTCTGTTTTAATGAGTATGAAAGGAGTAAATTTAAGCCCAGACGTTTAAATCTTCCAGCAATGACTGAGGCAGCAGTCTTAATTTGTGCGGCTAATTCATATTTTAGAATTGGGATGTATCAAGATTATGTAATTATGGTTAAGAGGAGCCTTAGGGAAATTTCGACAGTGCAAGAGGTGTTTAACTATATCCGCGATTGTTTAATTAATTCACAACCTATTGATTTGCTGAGATGTTTTGACTTATATAGGGGGGGGTGAAGCAGGTTGACACAAATATAATTCGGTGGTTATATTTGGGTTTTATGTAGTGTTTTTTGTTTTTTAAATACTAAATACAACAATACATAATATTTTATTTTAGGTATTACTTGACCATTTCTATCAGTTCTGGCCCCTGATTCTTAACGTTACCCACCGTGCGGGACACGGGGTGCCAGGTGAAATGGTCCGCTGACACAGCACCATCAGCAATTATCTCCTCCGCCTCTTTCCCCCCTACATTTTGCCGCATCCATTCGCGCGCTGCTTCCGGCACTAACACTAACGGCCGGCGGTCATGAATATCGACCAGACCTTAGTCGGCAGCTGCAGTCACTATCAAAAATCCCTCCGCTTCATCCCCGCGTTCAAAAGGTACGCTGCCGATCGCCGCCATAAAAATAGGCTTGCCGTCTTTTCTGTGGATGAAGTAAGGCTGTTTCTTGTCGCCTTCCTTTTTCCATTCAAACCAGCCGTCTGCAAAACAAATTCGTCTCCCATGTTGCCAAAGAGGCTTGAACATTCTGCTTGTAGCCGCGGTTTCTACGCGAGCGTTAATAAGCGCTGGCTTACACCACCAGTTTGGCGCGTAACCCCAGTGAACCGGGTCTAGATGCAGCTGCTCGTTGCGTTCGCTCAGGATCAAAACTTGAGTCCCTGGCGCAACGTTGTACCGGCCGATTGGTTCTGGATCATAGGCGATGTTACGCTCAGCTTCTTTGGCAAGATAAGCTAGTTATTCTTCGCGTGTCTGTGATTGGGCAAATCGTCCGCACATAGTTACCTCCAGTCGTTAAAATAAAAGTATAGAATATTTGACAGATTGTTTTATTTTGCTGCAGAGATGAGGTCCGTTGGGATTATTGTCAGTGCCTCACCACAATAAAAGCTAATACATAAAATAGCTATAAACCAGCCATGAGAGGCTGGTTAGATATGTATTTTGATCGCACGAGAGGATTCGAATATTTCCCTATGACTTAGAGCTAGTTAGCGATTCCGAGGGTATGGATTTTTCTTGCACTATTCCCACATTGGTCATGAAGCCATATTTCTATAGGTTGTACGTTAATTCCATCATTGTTCATTTGTGAATAAATGTTCTTGATTTTTTCAAGTTTTTTTCTGAAAAGCTGTCTCCGAAGATCAGAAAAATAGCTCTCTTATATTCGGCTTTTTCTACAAAACCAGATAAATTTTTTATATCCTTTTCTATTCCATCACGTTCTAACTTTGTCGTTTTAACCTCAATTATTGCCTCATTATCCATTGTCCCGGGAATATGGATCAGTAAATCAGGGATAGGAAATGATCCGACAAGATCTTTTATATAATTATGTGAGACTTTATTTATTTCACCTGAAAGAATGTATTCATTATGTGGTGGCCATACACACCTCATTTGGTGATACAGTTCATAACAATAGTGCCTTTCTCGCAGAACCGTAGGGCTATCAAATCGATTTAAACAAAAGTAGTTTCATTAATCTTGAGTGATGCTTGTTCGAGAATATTAGATAATTCTTCCATATATACCTTATGTTGAGTGGATGGATGATTTATACAATTATAAGACTCAAAAATGATTCCCCAAAACAAAAAGTAAACATTTAAGAATCAATGCCTTATTTATAGCATTTTGCGCAAGAAAAATAAAATTTAAATATAAACTTTATTATATTTATCAATAGGATAGTTGATTTTAAATAATGTATTGCTGCGCCACATGCAGTGGTTCGAAGCCGCAGACCTGATTGTCAAAGGCATGGAAGGCGCTATCGCCGCCAAGACCGTGACCTATGACTTCGAACGTCTGATGGAAGGCGCTAAGCTGCTGAAATGTTCAGAGTTTGGCGACGCGATTATCGCGAACATGTAATCTGGCCCCCAGATTATGTCAGAACGGGAACCTGGTGGTTCCCGTTTTTATTATTAGTTTTCGAACGGTTATCAAAATTTTATCAAAACAAGTTATCAAAACCCCTCCCGAAAAACCTCATAAGGCCACCGTTGTCCACCCCTTCCCTCGATCATCATGGTACCTATCCGTTTGTTGTTGAGTTTTATGTCCAAGTAAATCTTTCGTGTTTATACCCTGGGCTTTATATAACCGCTCGGAAAGCGATCTTTGTTCATGGAAAGTTGCCGGTGTACCTTGTCCCCAGTCAATATCTGCACTGTCTCTTGCCTTGCTGAAATTCATGGTCAGTGTTCTGGGTTTCACCTGTGCTCCTCGCTCAGCCTGTGAGGTGGTTCTAAAGAAATGAACCAAATAAAGGCTTACTGCATAATCCCGGCAACGACTGATTACATCTCGGAGGCTCCAGTTGATTGCGTTGCAACGCAGAGCTAATGGTATAGCGATTTTGCTTCCGGTTTTCTCTTGCTCAACGTGTAGATGATCGTCCCAGATGTCCGAGAATTTCATACGGGATATATCACCTAGTCGCTGGCGGATATTGACGCCAGCGGGAAAATGCCGGGCAACCTCATTGTCAACGGCAGTTTTGAGCGCGGCGCGGCGGGCTTTACCGGCTGGAGCAGTACCGCGACGGTGGCCGATTTACAGGTTCCGCATTCGGGTAACAAGGCGCTGAAAATGTCCGCCGGCCAGTCGAACCTGGTCGGGCAGGAAATCAGTATCACGCAGGGTCGTACCTACCGCATGGGGGTATGGGCGAAGCAGGACCCGGGAACCACGATTAAAGATGCGGGTAACACGAAGTTTCGTGTGGCCGACAGCACTGGCCTGCTGGTCGGCTCAAACTACGGACCGTTTAGTTCTGGCTGGCAACTGGTAACGTTTGACTGGAAAGCCACGAAGACCACGACGGCCAGTTTCCAGCTGACGACCTTCCTCAGCGCGGGGGCAATGTATTTCGATGATTTCCATGTCCTCGATGTTATGGATGAAAAGGATATCGCAGCTAATGCCGGGGCCATTTCTCAGATGAATACCCGCGTCACCGCTGCTGAAGGGGCTATCACCACCCAGGCGCAGCAGCTGACGAAACTCAGCGGCGATCTGGCCGTCACGAATGCGGCGGTCAGTAAGAAGGCCGAGCAAAGCGCTGTCACCGGGTTGACCACCCGGATGACGTCTGCCGAGGGTAAACTGGATTCGCAGTCGCAGCAGCTCACCAGTCTGCAGAACAGCCTGACCACGATGAATACTGAGCTGGGTAAAAAGGCTGACACGTCCGCGGTGAGTTCACTGACCGGTCGCGTAAGCCAGGTGGAAAACACCATCACCAGCCAGTCGCAGAGCATCACGTCGCTGACCAGCACCATCAATACCATCCGCACTCAGGGAGCTAATCCGTGGGTTGACGGTACGTTTGAAAGCTACAGCGATGGCCAGGTGCTGGGCGGGAACGGCACAGCCGTTGTGGTGGCGTCTCAGAAATTCACCGGCAATAAGAGCCTGCAGGTGAGTCGAGGAGCGAACAATAACGGCAACAGCGATAAACAGCTTGGGAGCTGGCAGTCAGTCCGTGAGGATGCGAAATTCCGGTTTGAGTTCTGGGCTATGATGCCGGCGGATCAGGCGCCCTCCTCCGGGTGGACAACGCTGGTCGGCATTAACTCACTGAATGCTGCCGGTCAAAACTCCTGGCAGTCGGCGGTCACTGTCAGCGAAGCCGCTCTTGGTGCGCGTGATAAGTGGGTGAAATTTACGGGTATTGCCAGTAACAACGGGGGTGGGAGAACACGCGCAGTGGTCTGGATCTCTACCCGTGGCGCCTCCGGCAGCGGCACCCCCGGTTATTCGCTGTATATCGACGATCTGGTTATCACGGATGTTACCGATGCGAAAGCTGCACAGGATGCCTCTGACGCGACGGCGAGTGCCGTGAGCGGTCTGACGGCTCGCGTAACGGATGCTGAAGGGAAAATCACCGCCCAGGCGCAGCAGCAGACGGCACTGGCCACGAAAGTGGATAATGCCAACTCCCGCGTCGATAACATGGCGAAGACGCTAAGCGACAGCCAGAGCACACAGGCCAGCCTGAATACCTCGCTTCAGTCGCAGATTGACGCGCAGGTGGCCGCCAACATCAAAAACCAGACGACGCTGGACAACACGATTAAATCGGTGGCCAGTATCACCAGTACCCAGCAGACGCATGCAACGGCACTGGAGGCGCTGGCAACGCAGCAGACGACCCTGACATCCAGTGTCGGGGATCTCAGCGCTTCCGTTCAGAACACCGCCAAAACCGTGGCGGATGTGAATGGTACGGTGAGTTCGCTGTGGTCGATGAAGGTTGAGACGGTTAACGGGAAGAATGTTGGCGCGGGGATTACGCTGGGCAGCAATGGTGAAACGAGCGACATGATCCTCTACGCTGACCGCTTCTCGCTGTTTAACCGTACTAATGCGACGGCTGTTCCGGTGATGGTTGCCGAAGGCAATGAGCTGTATATCGATACGGCACGTATCAAAAACAGTTCCCTGACCTCTGCCAAAATCGCGGACGGTTCCATTACGAACGCGAAGATCGGCAACGAGATCCGCTCGAATAACTTTGTTGACGGGTCGCAAGGCTGGCGTATCGCCAAGGATGGCTCTTCGCAGTTCAATAACGTGATCGTTCGTGGCAGGGTCGAAGCGAATAGCGGCGTGTTCCGTGGCACTGTCCAGGCGGATGCGTTCATCGGTGACATTGCGGTGGCAAAAGGTTACGACAGCCTGACCTTCCGCCGCAACCAGACGGTACAGCGGAACGGTGCGTATCAGAACAGGGGGTATAGCATGACAGTGGTTCTGGCCTGCACCCTGGTGTGCCAGACCTATGGGACGGGCAGTGGCCTGGGGTATACCTCTGATATTACGTTCAACATTGGTGGGCAGGAGGTAATCCGCCGTATCTTCGTCGATGCCGGTAATATCACAGCTGGCACCACGGCCTTTGAATTGCGGTTTGCCGCGCGCCTGGATGCTGACTACAACAATGTCGGCTTCTTTATCAAGGCTACAGGTCGAAATGCCGCGATTGATTACACCTGCACAGTCGAGAACATCACCGCAACCGCCTTCCGAACGGACAGCAGTTCATTTAGCTAACAAAGGCCCCGCTAGGGGCCTTTTCTTTTTCCAGGGAAAACCATCCAGGAGGAACTTTATTATGGCTATGTATGAAGTCGGCACCGTCACGGGTGCAGCGTCGCAGGCACGGGTGACAGGTGCGACAACAAAATGGTCACAGGAGGCGCTGGGGATACTGCCCGGGTCGATTCTGGTGGTCTACCGCAGCGGTAGTGCTGACCTGTATGCGATCAAATCTGTGGACAGCGACACGCAACTGACGCTGACCAGGAATATCACCACCGCATTTTCCGGTGCCAGTTACGGCATTATTACCGCTGAAACCGCCAGCACCTCGTCGTTTGCTAACCAGCTGGCCAGCGCGTTTGCATTCTGGCGTAGTGTAGTGGAGGGCTGGTCGATGGCCCTGACCGGCAGCGGCAATATCACCCTGACTGACCCGATCACCGGAAAGCAGGTGACCGTACCGGCGATAGCCGGGATGGCGAAGGCATCGGATCTTAACGCACTGGCAAAACTCACTGGAGGAAACGACCTCGACGGCTCGCAGGTTATAACCAGCGATAATGCCGGTTTTATTCTTGGCAGGAACAACGATATTGGACTGGTCAAAAAATCAGGCACCTACGGGAAGCTGATGGTGGGCAGCGGAACGCGCTTCAGCGTGGTGAAAGGAAATAAGGCGACCATCAGCCCTGAAGATACCCAGACTGAGATTATGGGGGTCGATAGCGCCGGCAATCTGGCTGTTCCGGGCAACATCAGCGCGGGGAAATATTTTGCGCAGGCCATTGAGCTATCGATGAGTACGCCATACATCGACTTTCATTTCAACGATAGTACCGCCGATTACACAACACGGCTTATCGAGAACGTAGCAGGTGAGCTGACTCTCGAAGGGGCCTTTATGTGTAAAAAGCATCTATACGCCTGGGGAGCACTCATGGCGAGAAGCGTTGCCCCGAGCAATCCAGCGAATGGACAACTGATCACCGGCGCACCGTTCCAGTCGATGATTCAAGGGCGTGGCGGCTTTGGCGATGCCCGTGGTGCGGTAGCAAACTATTATGTTGAGGAGTCTGTGGATTCGGAGCACAGGGCGGTTGTCTATCTCGATGGTTATGGCCGAACTGATGCATGGATCTTCCGTGCTGGCGGCACCATTTCCACTGGCAAAGGGGACGTCCTGACCACCGGCTCAGACGTGCGGCTTAAAGAGGATTTTACGGAATCTCGGGAAGGTGCCTCCAGGCGCATTAACGCGCTGGGGGTATGCGAGTTCAACATGAAGGGTGAAACGCGCCGGAGGCGTGGTTTTATCGCTCAGCAGGCTGAAAAAGCTGATGATCTGTAAACTTTCCTCGGCATCGAGCAGGAGATTGATGGCGAAAAATTCAGAGTGATGAATGTGGATTACACGGCAATAATCGCCGATTTGGTGACCGTGGTACAGGATTTGCTTAGGCGAGTTGACGCCCTAGAAAGTTGAGGAGCATAAAAAATCCCCCGGAGGCACTTGCCGGGGGCAACTGTAACGACATTAATTGCTGTGTACATCACAGAATAATTTGGAGTAAACGATAAGTAAGTTCAAGTAAATTTTTACTGGTCAGATGTTGTGTCGTTGTTTAATAATCTACCAAAATTAATAATGCAATAGTGATAAATCCTGTTGGGTTTTCATGTTTAAGGATATAACCCTAAAGTATTGCCTTTCATTAGATTTAAAACGTACAGATAGATTCAAGAAAATGGATGCAAAATGTTATTATTGATACGTTTATCAATAATTGAAGTGCAATCTTGTAATTTTCACATCCATGTTATAACTTTGTAATGCAGGGCGGTTTTATCTTGTAATTTAGTGGTTTAAAGTGATAGCGGCTCTTAGTGATTTATAATAGGCTTTCTATGTTAACAAAATTCCCAGATGAAAAATACATATCTGACAGAAATTCATCGTTTATTAAAAGAGTATATTTCTTACGTCAGATAGGTGTCGTTCTTTGCTTTCTTCCTATATATTCAGTCCTCCAGGAACAGTCACATCAAAAAATAACGATAGCCCTGTTAATTTTGAATGCACTCATCTGGCCATCGGTTGCTTATCTGGCAAGCATGATGTCGAAGGATATGCTGAGTACTGAAAAAAAGAATATGGTACTCGATTCATTCTGGGCTGGTATCTGGATAGCCGTAATGCAAGCTAGCCCAATTCCATCATTATTCATAATCTCCGTTCAAATAGCTGATCGCTATGCTGCTGGTGGATGGAAAATTTTAAAACCAGCATTAACGTGGATGATGATTAGTTTCGTGATAGTTTGGTTAGCAAATGATTTCAGATATACTATAGAATTCAGCACCCGAACGGTATTGCTTTCTTTACCGTTGGCAACCTGTTATCCCATAGTGTTGAGTGTTGTTTCAAGGCACTTATCTATAAAGTTGAGGAAAAGAAGGGAGTTACTGGAAAAACAGGCGCTGATGGATCCTGGCTTAGATCTGCCAAATCGCCGATTTTTTGAGCAAAAAATGGAAAGTGCTTTTCGTGCGACGCGTAAAAAGAGAATTCATTCTTATCTTATGCTCATTGATGTTGATAATTTTAAAAAAATTAATGATACATATGGTCATGAAGTAGGTGATGCGGTGTTATCTCGTATATCAACAATATTACGAGAGTGCGCTGGCGAGAAGGATGTGCCAGCAAGATTTGGTGGCGATGAGTTGGCTATTATTGTTAACAACAGTAATAGCAAGCTTGTTATAGCCATGGTTGATATAATTCAGGAAAAAATTAAAGATCTTTCATTGCCTTCTCATAAAGATATGTACTGTACTGTCAGTATCGGTATTTCTTGTGCAGAAAATAAAGAATCAATTATCGAGTGGATCAAAGAGGCTGATCAAATGCTATATGAAGTTAAACGTAATGGGAAGAATGGATATTGCATGCCGAATAATTGAAGATGAAATGATTTATTTTCTTATGATGTTATACCTATAAATGTTTAAGATGGTTTATTATCGGCATTATCATCGCAGATAAATTTCTTCGGAACCTCAGACACCTTCTTAACTAACGTTTGATATCTGGCACTAAATTATTATTATTTAATAACACATTGATTTTATTGTGATTTATAATGAAATTATGTTTCTATTTTTACCTTTCACTTCATTTGATTTGAATTACCGATCAATTTGTGGTGTGTGATAGGTTTCGCCTATTGTTCGATCATGATCGATCATTTTAAACTATTTCTCTTTCATTTATGATTATGACACGATTAGGAATATTCTTAGTTCCGGTGTTTTTTTATGTTAAAGAACAGTGTGGAAATAGAATCCTGCAGGTTTGTTTTAGAACCATCTTACAAAAAAGATGGTTCTATTCATTCTTGGGAAATTCTCACGAAAAGTGTTAAAAAAAAGAACGCTAATGATTATCATGCTAATGAAGGTCTTTTTTGCTTCAGTTCGCTAAGCGATAAAGAAAAAATCGATGTGTTTAAGAGACAGATATTGACAATTGAAAAGCTTGATGCATCAAAATTGAAGTTCAAGCCAGTTTCGTTGAATGTTGACAGTCTTATTAGCGATTGTATTTTGAACGATAAATATATTGGTGATTACTTAAAAAACCAAAAAAACATTGCTTTTGAGATTAACGAGTATTTTCATGAATTCAATACTAAATGCTGTATGGTTGACTTAAAGTGTCTTTCAAAATTGTGTCCAGTATGGCTGGATGATTTTGGAAGGGGCTTAACAAGTTTAACAATTATTGATATGTTTAATTTTGAATGTATAAAAATTGATAAAGATTATTTCTGGGAAATACAGAGTGAGAGCGAATTCTTTAAAAGAATAAATAAAATAAAATCATACTGCAATTTCGTGATTGTTGAGGGAGTTGAGACAATAGAACAAAAAAATAAAGTACATTCTGTTGTTGATTGCGCTTGCCAGGGAAGGTTGTGGATGAGTGATTACTATTATGTTGAGATTTAA